TGCACTAAGGTGCACCTTGCGTCCAACAAATTTAGATGACGATTTCTGTTTCTCCGGCTCCCACCATGCTGACCGGCGCCGATCTGCTGGCCAGGGTGAAAGAGCTGGGCGATGCCTCCAAATCTGATCTGGTCCGCGCCTGCGGCTATGTCAGCTTCAAAAAGGATGGCACCGAGCGCCTGAACTTCACAGCCTTCTATGAGGCCCTCCTGGAGGCCAAGGGCGTTGGCATGGGTCGGGTGACCGGCAGTGCTAAAGGTGGGCGGAAGCTCTCCTACAACGCCAAAGTGCAGTTCAATGGGAACCTGATGGTCGGCAAGGCCTACACGGCTCAACTTGGCCTGGAGCCTGGTGATGAGTTTGAAATCAAGCTCGGCAAGCGTGCAATCACCCTGACGCCGGTTTCCTGACGCGGTTCACCAACCGTTTCAGCGGGAGGGGGAAACCCCTCCTCTTTTTTTGGGTACTATGAGCCCGGCGATTGATCGCCCAGGAAACCACGCTTACTCGTCGCTGGGTGGGGCGTGGTTTTCTGCTGTTTGCCTGTTTGCATAATTCTGTTTTCTATTTCGGCAATCCATACCTTGATTAGCGAAAACATCCGGGTATGAATTTGGAGAGTAAGCATAGCTGGGTTAGCATTGATCCATGGTGCAACACTTGACACCACCCAGCGGCTTAAATTATGTCAAGATCAGACTACATGGGTGCAGAATACGGCTCGCAAAGGTTAGCCAATGGAATAACTACATTTTCGCAAGCATTGAAGATGTTGCTAGGCAGAAATAACCTAACCCATGAGGAACTGGTGGCCCTTTCAAGATGGGCCAATCCATGGGGCCAGACCTGGCTTTCGACCAGTCAAATCAGTTACCTCAGGACTGGTGTATTGAAAAAAGCAGGCCCACAGACACTCGATTCATTGGGGCAAGTCAATCTACGACTAGCCGAGGTGCTAGGCGATCAATCAGAGGTCGTTAGGGCATTGCCTGACTTTGGGCCGATGCCTTCTGATGTGCGGCCTGAGTATCCCTGGTTTCTGAAGCATCCCATCACTTTGGAGCCATTGGACACGGGGGGGCTTTACCTGATCTGGATTGGAAGGCTAAGGCCTGAAGGATTGGATGAGGGCCACATCAGTGATATGGAAGCTCGAAGACTAAGCGGGAATCTTGAACGGATTGTTCAAGGCTGGGCCAGGGATCAGCGGCTTACTTTGAGCGAAGCGCTAGAGGTGGCGATCGCGTCCCATGGCGCAACAGAAAAACGCAGGCAGCAGAAACTAAAAGCCGTCATCTGCGGCTTTGAAGTGTATTCAGGCGAGGAATTTACAGAAGAGTTGCCAGGTTTTGGCGCGATGCTAGGCGCGATGGACAACACAGAGCCATTGGCGCCAACGGAAGTCAGGACCAGGCTTTACAAGCTGCCAAAGTCTTAAGTCACCACCCGTTTTTGCGGATCATTTCATCCATGCGCTCGGATAGGGTGGCGGCTTGCGCGGCTGGTGTGCCACGTAGAGGCTTGGGAAGGATTTTGCCTGATGGGAGCTGGGCTGTCAGGTCACAGAGGGGGCCCAGTGCGGTAGAGACCGCCGGCAGCCGTGCGGCTAGCAAAAGCGCTTCGGCGTCAGTCTCGGCAATTATGCGCATGTGGATGGATCGGGGCCCGGATTAGGGTAGGGCACTCCTCTGTTACAGATTGCATTGGACGATGCCTTCAAAACGTGAACTGAGATGCTAAGGTCGGTCCAGGTCTGGAAACGGACCCGTCACCCAGCGAAAACACTATGACCAGCACACTCGCCCCAAGGCAGCAGCGGGCATCCTTGCCGGTGGTCTCCAAGGAGGTCACTCAAGAGCTGGAAAGCTCAACCCGGCTGGCAAGCGCCGCGTTCTCTGCTGCAACTGGCAGCAACTCGATCACCGCAGCCATTGAGCTTGCGCAAGGCATTGAAGAACTAAGGAACCTCTTCTCACGGCCTGAGATCCAAGCCCGTGTCCAGGCCCTGCAGGATACGGCCCTTGGCTTTCGCACAGACAAGGATCCAAACGTCCTCAACAGAAAAACCAATCAGCCAAACAAGCCTTATCCGTATGAGGTTGTCAAAGATGCCGTGATTGAGGCCCTCTTGCGTGGTCTGCAGTTAGTCGGCAATCAGTTCAACATCATCGCCGGACGCTTCTACTGCACCAAGGAGGGTTTCGAGTCGCTCATTCGCTCCCAACCTGCCGTCACCAATTTTAAGCTCAAAATTGGCGTGCCACAGGCCAAAAACGGTGGTGTTGTTGTGCAGTGCTCAGCAACCTGGAAGCAGGGTGGCGAGACCGCCGACCTTGAGGCAGAAATTCCAGTCAAGAGCAATGACAGCTCTACTGCTGATCAGCTGATCGGTAAGGCAACACGGAAGTTTTTGTCCCGCTGCTATCAGCAGATGACAGGCAACACGATGCCTGATGGTGAGGCAGAGGCTGAGGTTTCTACCGTCAGCGTGACTGGTGTTGCCATGGGAGCCCCGAGGATGGCCCCTGCCGCGATTGCCCCGGCTGCTGCAGTGCCTGTCCCGACCCTTACGACAGAGCAGCAAGAGCAGGTCTTGACGGCCATTGAACGGCAGCTCACACCCGTTGGCCAAGCTGCGTTTCTGGCGGATGTAGCTCAATGCTTTGGCGTCTCGGATCTGCCCGAAGTGCCAGCCGATCAATTTTCGGGAATCATGCAAGGCCTTGCCAATGCAGGAAGCCGCGAACGTTGGAATCGTGGTTGCGCATCGGGTGATGGCGAACTGATCCTCTCTGATGAGGAAATCGCAGAACTGCAACCACCTGCAGAGCCCGAGGCGGCGCCCGAGCCTGAACCTGAGCCCGTACAGGAGGCCCCTGCCCTCACCCCAACCCGCACCGCAGCAGCACGGAATACGGTTGTACGCCGTACCCAAGCCGCTCAGCCCGCCCAGCCCGCAGCCGAGCCCCAAGGGGAAAACTCTGATGAGGCCCTGCAATCGGAGCTGGTCTGATGATGTTGCTCACGATTGTTTTTGTAGGGCTGGCCGGCATCATTGCCGGTTACGCCCTAGCTCCTCAGGTCAGCAAAGCACTGTTGTTCAGGGCCTATTGCAAGGGCAAGCTCTCGGCACAGGCCCACCGTAACGATGAGATCGTTCAGTTACAGCGTAGGGTCTGGAGGTTGGAGGCCATCACCCGGCGCATAGGGCAACCCTCAACGCTTGGCTGCAGTGTTGGCGGCATAAAGCGTATTGAAGAGGACAAGGCATGATCAACAGTAGTGCCGTCGCCACAAATCAACCGCTCCCGTATAACCGGGAGCCCCTCCTAACAGCAGCAGAGGAAATCGAGCTGGCCAAGGCCATACAGATCGGGCAGGCAAAAGATGCCACCCCATTGCAAAAGCGAAGGGCTGAGCGTGCAAAGCGTCGCATGATCCGCGCAAATATGCGGCTCGTTATGGTCGTTGCCCACAAGCTTTGGCGCACGCATAAGTGCACATCCATGACCGTGGACGATCTTGTGCAAGAGGGAACATTTGGCCTCAAGCGTGCGGCTGAACTATTTGATCCGACACGAGGTTACAAGTTTTCAACTTATGCCTACGGATGGATTAATCAAGCCCTTAGACGTGCCATGAGCTGCCAGGATCGGGTTATCCGCTTGCCGCTTCATGTGCAGGATCAAATCTCCAGGTTTCGCCGTGTTTCACGGGAGATGGGCCCATCGGCTGACCCGGCTGATATTGCCAAGGCCGCAAACGCCAAACCCGAAACCCTTCAACTTGCTACATCATCCATCGGGTTGATTTCGCTTAATCAACTGCAAAGGGATATTTGCAAAGGCATTGAAATTGGCGATTCAGTAGCAGCACCTGAAGACACAAGCTATCTCGATGAGTTGGGATGGGACGAAGATGATATTAGGACACGGCTTTTGCCAGTCCTAAACGAAACAGAGCGTCAAGTTATTTGCTGGGTATTTGGTCTTAATGATGGCTCTGAAAAGAGTCTAGCGTTTGCAGCAAAGCAGCTTAACGTCAGTCGGCAGACAATACATACAACTATGCGCCGTGCAATAAATAAACTAAAGCTAGTTGCACATCAGCAAAGGTGATGGCTATGAAATTTCCTGTTATCACAGTTGCAACGCTTAGGGAAATTATAAATAGTTGGCCTGATCACGGTTCAGGCAGTCCTAGCCTAGTGATGCTTGGCAGCACCCACTCTGATCTGGGAGAGGCTCCATTGCCTGCGGTTTCTGCAGCACCGTTGAACCTAGATGGTTCAGCAGAAGATCACCTGATGATCTTTCCTGCTAAAACGTGCATTGAAGTAAAGGGTGCTAATGATGATACTGATGTTTTAGATGTTGCCTTAGCAGCTCTTACTTATGGCCCATCATGCACGATAGATAGTTACGACCCATTCGTAGAGAATGCTTTGCGGATTCGTGCAGTAAATGCAATTATGGCAGCTCGATCCATAAAGCGGAAGTTTAGGCTATGATCAGCCCAAGTCCAGACAAGGACTCATTCCACCCAGCGACTCCACCTATGCCAACCGTTGAGCAAGCCGTAGCGCTTGACCTCCTAGCAGATGTTGAGCAGGTCGCACAAGAGGCAGAGCAGGCTTGCCTTTGGCTATCCCGTGCACGTCACGATCTCCAGCCCGACTCTGTTGCACGTTTGCAAACTGCCCTCTGCCGGCTCGAAACGGCAGCCACCCACCTTCACCACATCACCCGATGACAGCCACCATTTCCGCTCCCTTGGCCACTGTTGCGCCACGGGCTCCAGGCCTTCTCACCGAATCCGAGTGGGAGGAAAAATACGGGCTAAAGCTCTCTGAGCATCCCCAGTGCTTTACCCGCCTTCCACGGCAGGCTTACGACGATCTCCCCGGTATCAACGCTTCCCTCACAAAGGAAGTGGTGGACAAGACCGCAGCCCATGCCAAGGCCTTGTTTGATCCCGACCGTGAAAAGGTCGATAACGCAGCCTTTTTGCAGGGCAACCTTGCTCACTGCCAGACCCTCGAATGGGACTGTTATGAAGAGCGATACGTTGTCCTGCCAGAGGACGCACCAAAGAGGCCCACAGAGAAGCAGTTGACGCCTCCCAAGCCAGGCCGCAACGGTGAGATAAACACCGCCACCAAGGCGTATGACGCATGGGCGGAAGCCAAGCAACGCGAGGACTGGTGGTTGGAATTTGAGCAGCAATTCCCCTGTCAGGAGAAAATCTCTGCTACAGATCATGCAATCGGTCTAAAGCTGGCCAATGCAATCCTGCGGCACCCTGCACTAGGCCCACGGTTTGACCGTACAGACATCAACCGGGCAGGCAATGAGATCACCCTGACGTGGATCGACTCGCTCTCTGGTGCACGCCTCAAGGCTCGCCTAGACGCCGTGAGGTTTATGGGCGATCACATCTGGATAGGTGATGTGAAGACTGCGCAGGATGCTGGCCCAGGTCAAGATCATTTTGGCCGTGCTGCTGCAAACTTTGGTTACATCATTCAGGCTGCCTTCTATCGTGATGCGGTTTACTTTTGTAAGAGTGCTATTGCCCGTGCCCTTGGGCTGGATGAGATCAACCTGCTAGGGCTGCCCATTGTTTACGAATGGATTGCCGTAGAGAAAGCAGCGCCACGGCCTGAATTTATTGGTCGCTACCTGCTCACTGAAGAGCAAGAAACGCTAGGCCGTCAGCTTGCACGGAAGGCCATTGATGCCATCGTTCAGGCGCAAGTGACCGGCTACTGGCCCGGTTATGACACCGCAGCAACACCGCTGCAGATCCCTGGTTATGCCTATCAGAAGATGCTCCGCCAACTGGAGGAGACATGACCAGTGCGCTCCCGATTCAGCCTAACAAATGCCGAAATGGCGGCTGCATTAAGCATCAGCACCAAAACACTGAAGCGTATGCGGCAGGCTGGCTTCTTTAGGCCCGGTACTCATTTTGTGCTGGCTGGTTCGGGAGCAATTCGGCAAACCTATCGCTGGGATCCGCAAACTACAGTAGCGGCCCTAGAGATCAAAACTCGCAAACTTGTTCACTAATTTCTGGAGGTTTTATGGCAACGGATGAGCAGTGGCGCCTCGTTGAATGGGATCAGGATGCGACAAGCTCTTGCATTCTGGAGCTTCGCGGCAGGGTCGAAGCGTTGGAGGCGAACATGAACGGCATCGCCTGGGCATTTGATCAACATGCCGCTAAGTGGCAACAGGATGCGGAATCTGAAAACCTGCGGCAGCAGGATGAGGATGTGGAGCGGGTCGCCAACTTCAAACCAACTCCCAATGATCTCGATCTCCAAATTAGGAGTTCAGCCCCTGCTGTTGGGCTGGTGGAGATGCTTGCAGATGTTTGGGTTGAAGGCAAGCCCTTGCGTCCTACCGCCCGTCGCGCAGCTATTCGCAAGGTGGCGAAGTGGTTGGAGCAGCAGCAGGAAGTGCCGATTGGAAGCACCGCCAGCGCCGACTACTTTGCCGCCATGCTGCGCGAGGAGGCCGACCAATGACCGATCGCATCTTCACAGCATCGCTCATCGCGCTTTTTGCCTTTGCTGCAGTGATCCTATGGGCCATGTTTCATACTGCCGCTGATTGCCACAGCACTGGCGGCACTGTCGTTCGTGGCATGTTCTGGCTGGAGTGCATTCGATGACAGACCCCACAGCCTGCGCAAATAGCCAACTTTTTGCAGAAACAGTAAAAGTAATCGCATGGGCAGTCGTTGTTTGTTTCCTTGTTTGGAGACTTGCAAAATGATCACCGAAACCCACTACGAATGGGAGCTACAGCAGGAAGTGCCGATCGCGGCCACCCTATGGGACATCATTCCGAAACAAGCTGCGGAAGGAGGCCAACCGATGAGCACCCTCTCCCCCGCCGATCAAATTATGATCGCCGTCGATCATGTCTACCAAGCCCACGGAGATGATCCCCCGACCCGTGCCGTAGCCGCTGCTGTCCTTGCGGCTGCAGCGGATCAGGTGGTGCCAGTTGATCGCCGTAGCCGTAGGCAATGCAATATCCGCTCCGGCTTCCTCGCCATCGCCGCCGAGCTGGGGGGGCAGCAACCATGACCGCTGCACCGCCTCCCGCTGATCGCTTCCGCCTTGGTGACATTTGGCGTTCTCCGAGAGGGAAGAATTGGAAGGTCGAAAAGATCCACCACGTAAAAGGTGCGTTTCTGCGGGCCATGCACAACCGCCACACAACTCAATGGCGCGATGAATGGGCAACCGGCGCTGACATGCTCAGCGCCTGGGAACGCACTTATTCGGGTTCACAGGAGCTAACACCATGACCCCCCTCCACCTACAACACGAACTGGACCGTCGCCTGTCAAAAGCAAAGACAACAGAGGAGAGGGTCAAGGCCCTGGAATTTATCCTGCGACTTGCACTGAAAGAACTGGAGGCGAAACCATGACTGATTGGCGAGCGCTGTGTGCTGAGCTGCTAGAAGCGTGGGATAGCTACGGCAGCGGCGGGGATGCTTGGGATCGAGCCCGCGCTGCCCTGGCCAAGCCTGAACCGGAGGGGCCGAGTGATGAAGTAAAGGGATTGCATGGCAAGTTCATTATCCATAAAGCGAACGGCGAACCAGTCAAATATCCTTGCTTCGTGTTAAGAATTGACGGTAAAGACGCCGCAGCTATTTCAGCTTTTCGAGCTTATGCTATCGCCACAGAAGACACCAAGCTTAGGCAGGATATGCTTGAGTTGATCTCACCACTAGCCCAGCCCGAGCCGGAGGGGCCGAGTGATAAAGAACTAGATCATTGGATCATGGCTCAACCTCATCAGCAATGGGTCCCTAAAGCGACAGATCCAATCCGCTGTCATGAGTTAGATCAGCATGAACTGCGAGATTTTGCCCGCGCCGTCCTCGCCCGCTGGGGCCGCCCCGCCATCCAGCCGGTGCCGGTTACTGAGCGACTGCCGGGGCCGGAGGATTGTGATGAGGAGGGGAGGTGTTGGTGGGGATACACCGAAAGCGGGAATTGTGCTTACACCCAATGGCAGTTAAAACGGCAGGTGGACAGATGGGGTAGCGAATTGACATGGCTCCCCCACCACGCCCTGCCGGTGCCCACCAGCCAGGAGGCACCATAACCAATCCGAAGATGCCAACAGAGGACGATATGAACGACCTGGCAGACGACCTGCTGGGGATCGTGCTGCCCGAGGGCTCCGGCGCCAGGCTGATTACGCGAGCCCTAGAGCTGTGGGGTCGCCCCGCCATCAAGCCGGTGCCGGTCGCTGAGCGACTGCCGGGGGTGGAGGATTGCTTTCCTGGCGATTGCGGGCAGCGTAGTTACAAGTGCTGGGCACAGCAATATCACACCGACAGCAATGGCGAGCCGTTGCAGACCGTAGCTGAGGCCTGGGATCTGGTCGATTACCGACTGCTGGCCAGGTGCCGCAGATGGTATTACGCATGGCTCCCCCACCACGCCCTGCCGGTGCCCACCAGCCAGGAGGACTAATCCAACCCCTGTAACCCCGCCACCTTCTCCAACAACTTCGGCTGATCCAACCGTCTGCCATAGGTGCTCAGATGCACAGCAGGGCTATGACCCATCAGCTCGGCACATTCCCGCACCGATAAGCCCATCTCAATTCCGAGCCGTAGTGCAAAGGCATGGCGCAGGCCGTAGGGCACCAGCTCCGCCCTGAGCTTGCCCGTTGCATCCTTCTGGCCTTTCAGCCGTGCCAGTTGCTTCGCCAGGATCTCCCCAGGCGATTCAGCACCAACCACCGCTGCAGGCAACCCATATTCCTGCCACCGCAACAGCAGCCCATGGCAATCAGACGGCCATCCCCTAGGCGGCACTGCTGGCACCTGTCTACGGCCCACGCTGCCCCTTGAGCTGCGCTTCTCTCGTTGCACCGTGACCACCAGCAACCGGCCCTGCTGTGCAACCTGGAGGCCCTGCAGTTCAGCAGGCCGCAGGCCGAACACAATCAAGCAATCCCAGGCCACTAGATCAGCAGCGGTGAGCCTGCTCCTGCTGATCCGCTCGCGCAGTTCCTCAATCTCCTCATCGGTGAAGGCCATCACACCTTCAGGATGTGCAGCGGCCCTGCCATTCCCGCGCAGGGGAGCCAACCCATCGGGCCATGGCCAGCCAGCTTCTTTCCATAGCCTGCGGAAACGATCGTGGGCCATCTGCCGTGCCCTGCTATTTGGCTCCCACTGCCGCAACGTGGTTGTCAGGAGCGTCAAGTCATCAGGCCAGGTCTGTTTGCCTGCCACCTTCTCCAGAGCCTTCAGATAGGGCAGATAGGTGCGCTCCCAGGTGCGCTCGCTGATCCGCTCACCAACAACAGCAAACCGCAGGTTCTCCCTCGCCCTCGCCAGCACCGCAGGAGACAACCGACCCGGATCCTCTGCTGAGGGTGCCAACGGATCAGGCCATTGCCAAGAGCCAGCTATCACGGCATCAAAGATCAGGCACGCCTCGGCCAGTGCTGCCGCTGCCGTGGATGGCCCTGGAGGGGTGCTGAGCAGCAGTGCCCTTTGAGCCGGTGCCCCCTTGCCCTCCCCAGGCCTTGGTGGCAGCTCAGATGAGAGGAGTTGCAGCCGATCACGCAATAGCCGCAGGAACCACCCAGGCCGCCCCTGGCGATGCCTCTTGAACTGCCTTGATAGGTCCGCTAACCAGTCCTGTCTTTTCGCCATGGGTTTTGACTCACCCGAGTCAAATTTGAGTCAAATCCTGACCCATCGTGGTCGTTTTTGACCCTTTTTGACCCATGTTTGCGTGATCCGGCAACCCTGCAGGGCAGCTCGAAACCCAGTCAGAACAGGGCTAAATCCCAGTGGTACTAGGGTTTTTGATTAACGCCCCCTGCTGGATTCGAACCAGCGACCGGCTGCTTAGAAGGCTAAAGGTTTATGCCTGGAACCCTTGCACTGCAGTGCTTTTGAGGCTTGAGTCGAGGGAGGAAGTCAAAAGTGAGTCAAGCGAGCAACAATTAAAGCTGTGACTGATTTTGCGCAGTTTCATTCTCTTTGCGCAATTTAGGATTATACGTTTCGTACCCCACCTTAAATCCACCCCCTGCCGCGCCACCGATACCCATAATTGGCAGCCCAGTTAGCCAGCATTCTGTAGCCTTGTTACCCGATAAGCGACAGTCCAAGATGTAGCCAGCTCCTGCAAGTGCTGACATCATTGAAACGCTAAAAATTGCGGTGATAATAGGATTCATGGCTTAGCTTCCGTTTGCTGCCGGATTGTTTCTTGTATCACCTCATTTCTGCCTAGGTTTGCATCAACTAATGCCAGAAGTGCGACCAATAATGCCAGATAAGGGACGAGGTTTGTGATGCTCCAGGTTGCTACATTTGTTGCGCCTTTACGGACGGCATCAGATGCTATTAGGGTATCAACCTTAACTGTTAGGGCAGCAAGATCGTCTTTTGTCATCATTCTGCTCTCTAGGTCAAATTGTCTCTTTTCTAATCCTTCAACTTTTGCAAGTGCGCTTGTCGTATATGTTTGACTATGTTTAAGATCATTTTGCATAGCAAGTAACATGCCGCGCATTTCTGCTACGCTCTCAACTATTGGCAGCAACTGCTTAAAGTCCACCTCGGCAGTCAAGGGAGTTTGAGTATCATCTATCATCAGTTTTCCCGTCTGGTGGGGTTAAGTTTTATGTGCGCCACCCCCGCCAGGCCATTGAGGCTGGTGACCAGGGCCTGGAGGATGTGCTCGCGGCGGGAGGTGGTCATGAGTCAGGGAAGGGGGCGGTGGGCAGCGCAAGGATGTTGGTCCCGGCGTGGACCATCTTTCCGGCATTTGCTCCGGTGCCTACTTCGTAGCGGGCGATTCCTTTTGTAACTCGAAATTCGTCTAAGTAGCCAATAAATGGTTCAATATTGGTATGCGTGTATCCACCAATGGTGGGATTTCGAGTCGTGTCGATCAGATTTTGATTGCAAGTTCCCGATACCACCAAATCGCCCTGGGCGTAAATCTTTAGCCCATTTGTTAATGCATTTTCTCTAACGATCGCCACGAAAGCCCAGTCATTCAACGAAACATTCAGCGCAGGCGAAACAATAGGTGTGCCACCACCGCTAGGTGTTGAGATAAAGAAGGGTCGATTATCGGCGGTCAATCCCAGTATAAAGTAGTTTACACCGCTTTGCGATTGCGAGAAAAAGATTCCAGCTTGATTGTTGGTAGTAGTGCGATAGAGCCAACCTTCTACAGTAAACGGATCGAGGCCGTAGGCAAAACTTGAACTGGCAGATGTGAAGATTCTAGCCCCAGATCCATTGCCTGGAAAGAAAAGGGAGCTTCCGCCAAACCTTGATTGCGATGTGCTATTTACAGCGCTAAAAATTGATGTCAGCGAAAGTTTATTCGGGCTGCTGTCAATAATTGACGTGCTGCTGTTGGTGCCATTGCCATGCAGCAGGAGGGAAACATTCGAAAAGTAGGGATCTTTTTCAACACCTCCAAACCTCCCCGAATCAATCCAGATCACTGCCATCAGACCTTCTCCCAGATCAACGATTCCCGCTCCTCAGTCTCGGGATCATCCGGCAGGAACTGGCCATCCTCGCCGCGAGCCTGAACCACCACCCACAGATCGCCGGCACCGTCCACCCACTCCTGTCCCAGATACTCAGCAGCAGGCCGCGCAGCGCCGCCCAGTGCCGCCACAAACACCTCGGGCAGGTGCAGGCTGATCGCCAGCATCCGCACCTCCTGAAGCAGCTCGGCGGACACCAATCCGCCACGACGGAGCGCAATCCAAGCCGCCCGGAAATCGTCTACATCGCCACCGCCAGCAGCAGCCAGCAGTGTGGGGGGCAGGCTGATCGCTGCAGCCGGGGCCGTGCTCAGGCCGCCGCCCAGCAGGGCGTTGATCGCCGGATGGGCCAATAGGGTGCGTTTGAACATCCGCCAGTCGGCAGGCGGCACGGGTGGCGGCAGATCGAGCACGATCCACCCCCAGCGCCACTCCAGCGCCTCCAGGTCTACCGTGCGAGTCTGGCTCGCCTGCTGGCCAGGGCCGATCTCAGGCGCAGGCTCACGCACCACCCGGAGCACGATGTAGCGGGAGTCCAGCTCTTGCACGGGCTCATCATCGGCCCTGGGGTAGTCTCGAATCTGGGCGGTTTCGGTGTCGTAAAGTACAAGATCTCTCATGATCACGCCCTGCGCACGAATAGCGAAACCTTGAGGCCCGCTCCGGCCACCGTGCTGCCAATCTGGTCAATGTCGATGCTGATTTCAGCGTCGTCCGCCAGGCTGGAATCTGTGATCGTTGCGGCGCTGGCTGCTGTGGTGCTGGTAAACTCGCCGGCGTCAATGCTGAGTTTCGTACCTAGCACGCTGGTCCCTGCCTCGTTGATGTCAACGATCAGCGTGCTGCCGGTCGGCGCTGTGTTTACGCTGGCCCGCACTGCCAACAGGGTTGCGGCAAACGGCATCCTGAAGCTGATCCGATAAGTACCGGTTGTGAGTGCAGTGGTTTCATCGCCAACGGGTATCACGATCACATCCTGAGGGTATGCCCAGTTGGCATCGTCTCGCAGGAATTTCCCGCTCGAAGCGCCTGTCTGTGGCGCCAACCCCGCCGCCGATGTCGTCACCAGTGGCAGGGTTGCATCATCTCCCGTGCTGCTGGCAAGCGTGCGGGTTGCGTCGTCGTAGCTGAGGTTGGTGCCTGGCGCAGGATCGCCCTGAGGCCCTTGAGGCCCCTCTGGTCCTGTAGGTCCGGTAGCCCCAGCAGGTCCAATCAGGCTCACCCCACTCGGCCACACGCCATCAGTTTTAGGGCCGTAAATAATGGGCCCATTTGTATTGATGAAATAATCACCATTCGAGCCGGTGCCGCTACTTGGTGCAGTGGTGCCGCTCAGTATTGTTCTGCCATCACTTCCGGCTGGCCCAGAAGGACCAATCGGACCAGCGGGTCCAGCCTGCCCCTCTGCAATGTTGAAAATTACACTGCCCCAACCGCTGCTAGTCTTCGGGCCATAAATATCTCCGTTGCTTGTATTTAGATAAAAGTCCCCGGTCTCGCCAACCCCAGATCCCGGCACTCCTGCGCCCTGTTGCCATGCCACAGGATCGCCCTGATCTCCCTTATCTCCCTTGTCACCCTTCAGCAGGGTGCCTGCCCCCCAGGCCCCAGACATCTTGGGGCCATATAACCTGCTGGCCGTAAGATCAATATAAAACTCACCATCAGTACCTACGGCAACTGTTGGCGCCCCATTGCCCGAGAGAATGCTTTTCCCGGCAGGACCAACTAGCCCGATACCACAAACTTTGATAACTCTAGGGCAGCTCATGGTTCATCCCTCCTGCTACTGCGAACCCCTACGGTTACAGGGCCCGTCGCTAAAAAGTGATCATCAGCGTCTACATTTCCAGGGGCAATCAACAGCGCATCATATCGGTACGCTTTAGTAGTGCTGAGATTATTTACGAGATCCTCAGGGAAAATCAGTGTGATCTTCCCGTCGTTTGGTGATGTAACAGTTGTCACGGGGTAAATAGCGCGGGCTTTTGGATCAGATACAGAAGCATTTACATCCCAACCAGTGAAGGGCCATTCTTGTGTCCCTTCATCATCGGAGTACAGCTCAAAAGAAAGGGCAGCATCTTTCCCCTGCTCCATCTCCCAAGTTTCATCCTCAACCCAAGCCATAGCACTTGTGCTCTTGCCTTAGTTTTCCCGGTCTACTTCCACCCACGCTTCATCCACATCAGGCGTAGCGGGATCATCTGCTAGGAATTTGCCCTCTTCATCCCTCGCCCGTTCGGCTTCTACGGGGGCAGCTTTCTTGCTCGCCTTTTTCTTGCTCTCTACAGGAGCAGGAGCAGGAGCCACAGCCTCAGCAGCAGGGGGCTCAATGCCATGAAGAATCAGTGCCTGTTGCTGTTCAGGCGTAGAACCTGGGCTAAAGCTAAAGAGTTGAATCATGATCAGAAGGGAGGCGGATAAAAAGAAAGGGGAGGACAGGCCTCCCCTAGGGTCATCACAATCAGCGATCAACCACGCTGGATGTGGATTGTGGCGCCAGTGGTGTTAGCAGGAACAACCAAGCCATTTTCGCCGGCACCCGTGCCAGTACCAGCCACCAACCGCAGGGCTACCACGCGGATTTCTCCGGTCAGCGAACCAGCAGCTTTCACCAGGGCTTCCACTTGTGCGCCAGTGAAACCAACTTCCGTTTGGGTCGTTCCATCGAAAACAATGGAGCCGATCCGGGCGTAGGTGGAAGCTGTGCCAACAGCAGCACCTTCTGCCACATGGGCCACTTCAATGAAGTAGCCTCCAGCAGCATCAGAGGCCGCACCCTGAGCAACAATTTTGAAAAAGTCGCAGGTGTTGAGTTTGAATGGCATCACCCGAGCTGCTCCCGTGCGGGATTCAGCGGCGACACCTTCTCCAGCTCGAACAGAACCGAAGATAACGGATTCGCGGTCAATAAATACCGCTTTCCGTGGAGCTAAACCAGTTGCCTTAGGCATAATTCAGATGGGGAATGAAGAACGGAATAAGCGGTAAGAATCAGGCCGTGATCGCAGCGTTAGTGATGTTATACAGGCGAGCCGCAGCACGCTTGTTTTCAATCACCATGGCGGCGTGCCAAGAGATCCGGGTCAGACGGGTCGGGGTGGCGAAAGATTCACCCACGTCATAAACCACCAGGCCAGGCTGAGGATTGCCAGCTTGATCAAGGCTGGGGCCTTGAACACCACTCACCAGACCTTCGCCCATGCTGACGCAATAAACGGAAGCGGTGTTGGCACTGGAGCCCTCATCGAAGCCTTGAATGGCAACGTTGCGGGAATCCACGTCAGTTTTGATGATTTCTACGTCGCCGTAGAACATGGACTGACGACCGATTTCGTTCAGTTCAAAATTCACCGTGCCAGACACGCCAGTGGCGCGAGAGGCAGCAGCAAAGCGAACTGCGAGCTTTTTGCCCATGATCAGCCGCTTCTGGGAGTTAGGCCCATCCACAGCATCAATCAGGTCATCCAATGCAGCGAAGCTCAGGCCAGCACCAGTGGCATGGTTAGCAATCGCTTGGGAAGAACCGATGTTGATTTTGGTGCGCAGGCCATCCATTTCACGGCCAGCGGAAGAGGCGGAATTGCCCTTCACAAAGTCCCGCTCAATGCGCATGCGCAGGGCACGGGCAGAAGCCTCGATCTGACGAGCGTGAGCATTACGACCAAACAGCGCGATTTTCGAGCTGTCGGTTTTGATGTCCTTCCCGTAGATCTTCAGCACTTCAGCTTCAGTTACGGTCGAACCTTGGCTGTCATCATTGGCCTCATCCAGCAGACGAGGATCAGTGGAAGGCAGCTCATCATCCATGGCATAGACGTAAGCGCCGCCATCAGTATTTACGAATGGGATGATGGGAGCCAGCTCGCCAGTGTTCAGAATGGCGCGAACGCCAAGTTCAAGGCCAGAAGCACCAGCGGTAGTGCGGAGGGCAAAAGCCTCCCAGAGAGTTGTAGAAGCCACGATAGAAAGGGTTAAAGAGGGTTGGTGGATGCTGCGAAGTCGCCTGCCTGGGGGCATCGCACCGCCCGGCTATTGCTGCAGAAGTAGCTGAACCGCCTTACCCTTGAGGCATCGCGCCAAAAGGAAAGGTGACCTTCTGTCTTGGCATCGCGCCAATGAGAAGATCACCTAAAGTTTTCCCGGTCAGTTAGAAAATCAGCTGCCGTAGTGTTCTGACAGGTAGCTAGAGCCGGATTTGGCCCTTGCTTCCTCGACCGATCGAACCTGAGTGGTTCTGACGCCACGGGCACCAACGAAACCGCCGGAACCTTCCCCGCCCTTAGGCTTAAAGAATGTGCCGATCACAGGGGAGTTATCGGCTTGGGCATTTAGCCAAGCCACAGGATCAATGTCCCCGCTATCGGTTTTGATCCGATCGCCGTCAGCATCTACGACGTAGAGCTTGCCGGTGGCTTCATCAATCCTTAGGTGCCGCTTGCCCTGAAATTCCATCCAGGCATCGAAGAACGAAAGGCCTGAGCTGTCGGCACCATCGCGGCCCTCGGCAGCAGAGAAGATGCTGCGGGCAGCAGTTTTGATCTCTAAGGCGATTCGCTTCTCCTTTTCCCGTTGCGCAACATCATTAGCTTTGCGCACGTTCTCCTGTGCCTTGCTTTCGAGCCGCTGACGTTCAGCAGCAGTGAGCTGCTCACGTTCCCTAAGTTGCCGTTCCAATTCAGCGGCACGCTCCTGGGCAGCCTTGTAAGCCTCAGGGTTTAGATCCTTGACGGTGCTGAGCTGTGTCTCTAGGTTGGCCAGTTGCCTTTCCAGTTGCTTGCGGCGCTCCCGTTCAGTGCGCAAGGCTTTTTCGCCAGCTTCCCCGAGCGGTTCGCCATCAGGGCTTGGATCACTGCCGCCACCGTCGCCTTCATCTGAAGGGTCAGGATCGACAGAATTAAGGATCTCCCAGTCCCATGGCATCGTGAAGGGACTGAAAAATGAATTGATGTTCATGCGTTGCCCGTGGATCGCCCATCGGGTGCAAGTTGCATGATTAGTTTTCCCGGTGCTATTGCCTAGCCTTTTGCACGGCAGTATTGATCACTCTTGTATTGTTCTCGCGGCGCTGCAACCGCTGGCGATTGGCGATCACAGCAAGGTCTGCTAGCTCGCTGTTTTCCATGCGGTCGGGGTCTTGGGTGTTGGGGTTGGAGCGTTCCATCATTCTGCCCAGATTAGTTCGCCGTAGTCCTTGTCAGTGTAGATAATTTCTACCTGATCGTAGAAGGTGCTATTTAGTGGATTCGGGAAACGGTTAACGTAAGTCAGGCTGACGGCTATATCAGCATATCGCTTTTTCTGAATTGTAAAGTCGTAATACTCAAGCAATTCGGCTGGCGGTTCTTCGCTTAAAAGCCATTCTCCATCAAGAATAAGATCCAACCCAGGCCGCCTACTTTCAATAATGTAGATACCGGTATCATTTCCGTCAATGTAAGACCTGACGCCTCCCTCGATTCTATGAGCACCCGGCCTGCCCCATTCAAAAGTACGCTTTTCAGTAGGTTGCCCAAAAGTATCTGTTGATATATTCATAAATATCTCTTTGATTTCCTTGGTAAGCTCGATCCGCTCAATATAAATCTTGCTTGGATCACCCGTGACATGCTTAGGCTGTGGATATTTGGATTCAGGATCTAATCCGCCTAGCGTGTTAAATCCCTCCTCCACATTTCTTAGTTCAAATAGACTTGTTTCCAGCAAAGCTGGATTTCCCTTTTTTGCAAAGAAGTAAATATACGATGACTTGTTGACTTTTCTTGAGTCAAAGAACAAGCCAAGTTGCCAGCTGTATCTTTCTTCGTCAGTTGTAGTTGCATTCAAGGTGCCCGCGACTTCAAGGTAAAGCCTGTCTTTTGTGCTTTCAATAATTGACAAATGAATTAAGGAATCATTGCTTGGGAACGAGCTTGCGGATTTATCAAAGGTAGTATGAGCTGGCAAAACGTAGGGCTCGCCAGATGCGGGCACAACAAAGAAGCGGTAAGTTTCATAAGCAGATGGAAGAGTCATAATGTTTCGCGAGGCCGTCAACTCGGATCCAAGAACACCTAGGCGGTTGCTAGCCGTACCTCTTTTTTCTTTAAGTTCTTGAATGATCCAAGAAAAGATTGCTTTATTATTTTTCCTTTTAGGCAGCACCGTTCTAGTTTTATTTTCCGGCACCCCGCGAGTAACCTCCTTTTTGTTTGCCTTTTGTTCCGCCTCTTCCTTCTTGATTTCCTGCACCGCCTCGGCTTTGACCTTGTTTTCATTCTCCCTGCGGTCTAGCCTCTCACGATTCGCCGCCTGAGCCGCCCTAGACGTTTCAAGGATTGACGCCGAGGGCGTTACGGTGATCTGTGTAGAGGCTGGCGACCTTCGCCCTTGGCTATCTGCCTGCCATGTTGAATCAAAATATAGGCCATCTTTTTCTGATCTCCAATCATCAGTTGTAGCATTATCTTCAAAGCGTCGTGATGTCATCGCAGACAAATCTTATGTTATATGCCCTGGGTTGCCCTGGTGCTAGAACAATGTTAGGCGCTTCAGTCCAGAGCCCTGCAATGTTTGTATCCCAGGTCGTGCCATTGCCCAGCACAAGATAAACAGAATCATAATTTAATCCTGTTCCTGTTGTATTGGCTTGGAATGATGCGGTAACGATTGGCGTTTGAAATCTTTGGGTTGCAGAATCGTAACTACCTGCGGCTAAGGTGAAGGTATAACGAGCGTAACCATTAGCAGCTTGGGCAGTGATCTCCGCAGCGTCCCACTGGGCTGTAGTTGAATTTAGGGTTAGGCCAGTGGTTGCATTAGCAAGGCATAGCCTGGCGTTACGGCCTAGATAAGCTGCAGCATATACCCTGGCTAATTCTGCGCTGGACCATTGAAATGCGGCCATGGATCAGGGCTCCTTTCTTTAGGGTTCGATGGTTAGGTGGTAGTGAAAGAAAGGATGCCATTTGCATTCCAGACAACCTTGAAAGGTGTGCCATCAGCAGCGGTTTGGCTGCCGTCGAAGTTGATGAAGAGTACGGGCGGGTCGTTGGTATCTGTGTCGTTGTAGAGGATGCCAAAGCTGGAAGTGATCGCCCCACCCGAAGCATTCCAGGTCACGTCATCCGCGTCAAACATTGCATCATTGGTCGTTACCGTCGTCACGGCAACATTGGTCAGTGAAGCGCCGCCCGTGGTGTAACCACTCCCGTTTGCAACCTCCGTTCCACCTGTTGCCGCCAGGGTGGTGTGGGTTGCGTCGAACGTTGCAGCGGTGAGGAGTTTTAGCTTATAGGTGTCAGAAACGGAGTTTGCGCCTGATGCAAACCTAGAAACGGTGTGGTTGTAAAGGCTTACGGTTACTGCCATTCATAGTGAGGCTGTTCATGTTTAGTTTTCCCGGTTCATTAGCCAAGGGGCCCTGTTGGCGTAAAGTTACCTGTGATCGTGCATTTTCCTTTTAATATCCTTAGGTCATCTATGTAGCCACTGAAGAAGCGATTTGGAGAGTGAGTAGAATCACCAATGAAAGTTTGAGCGCTTGTGGAATTTATTGTCCCGGAAACTGTCGCAGAAGCAGATTCAACGCCATTGATATAAACCTTGGCGGTGGTTCCAATTCGGCATACGGCTATATGATGCCAAGTCGATAACGCTAGACTCTGAATTGCCGTGACGGCTAATGCTGTAGTGGAATTTATGTAAACACCAGGGTTGCCTCCATGTCGAATCATGATGCCATTGGTGTACTGCCCTAACTCCAATAGGGTTGCAAAGCTTACATTTGTCTTGCTTGTCATCCAGAACCAGAGTTGTAATTCAAAATCACCAGGGAAGCTAAGCAGGTTGGTTCCTGCAATTTGCAGCCTAACATTATTGCTTGTAAGCGAAGATAAGTAATCAAAGAAGCCAGCTTCAGCATATTTTGCTTGAGTATTGCTAACAACATAACGTGTTTGAGTTCCTTGGATTGTAACTGCTAAGTTATTGCCAGATAGATCTACAGGTGCTGTGTTGCTTCCAACTGTGCCATCAAACGATAGGTAGAGGGATGCCCCCGTTGAAGTTGGGAACGGCCCGGTTGGTGGAGCATCAGTGCGTGCTACTCCCTTGGTAACGCGGAAGTTATCAATCTTCCCAAGCCATGTGTAGGCCGCTGAGAAGTACATCCCGACCGAGCATACGTTGCCAGTTAGGTTGGTTGTATTTGTGAGAGTGCTTCCAACCTGTGCGTCATCAACAAACAACCTTAAGGAAGATCCCGTGCGAGTAACCCGAACAAACGCCCATGTGTTAGCCGCCATGTGTGGCCCCATTGGCGTGCCACCGGAACCGGTGGTGCTTAGCCACCAGTACCCACTAAACACAGAGAGCGCTAACTGACCAAAGGTAAACAAGCCGTTATTGCTTGCAGAGGTAAACAAGCAATGGCATTCAACTGTGAAATCACCAGTACCAAAAGCGAATGCACTGTCTGCAGGAGTAGAGATGTAATCTCCAGCGTTTGCAAGTAACAGAGATCCTGTCCCGTACTTGGGATCTGTTGTTGAGATCACGGCATTGCCGAAACGTGTCATCGCAAAATTGTTACTACTTGCATCCGTAAATGTTGTGGAGTTATCTGCGCCGTCCAATGGCAGCAGCAAGGATACGTTTGCCATGAATGGATCACCAGGATTAACTTGTGGTACTTGCCCTGTCAACAGGATAGTTTCTGCTGTTGGCACGTTGATCGTGAGTGCTTGGGCTACAACCTGCGGCGCAATAGCAGCAACATCTACCACCGCAGCAGGCACCAGCACCTTAGTGGCATCCTCTCCGGCCCGATCAGGTGCCACGGCAGCCACCTGAATTGTGGCCACTGGTACGGCAACAATCAGCGAGGCATCACCTGCCTTATCAGGTGCAATCGCTGCAACCTGCACAATAGAGGTGGGAACATCAATAATCAAGGAAATATCACCCACTTTTTCAGGTATGTTTCCAGCAACATAAACAACAGTCGCGGGCACATTAACAGTCGTAAACTTATCAACTGTTGGCAACTCAGGCGCCACGGTTACGACGGCAGAAGGCACTGCAACAGCCCTGCCATTCAGCACGCTAGGTGCATTAGCAGTGATGCTGATTTCCTTGGTTGGTGCCAGCACAAGGTTATAGGCTTCCACCGAAGCACCAACTTTCAACCCAGCCTCAAGGTCCAGGGCCGTTGGAATCCATTCTTGAATATCAAATCCAGCCCCAACTTGTATCCCTGCTGTAAGCTCTACAGTTTCATGGTATGGAGGAATGATAACAGCAGGATTGATGATCTTTTGATAAACAGGCGCCGTCCCTGTAGGAAGAGAAGCAAACAAGCTAGTTAGGTCAGGATTCAAGGGATCGAATCCTGTTGGGATCGCAATAGCATTGGCAGGCATCGGACTAGCGTTGGTCGTCACGGCTGCTGTAGCAGGTAGCACCGTGGCTCCTGGCGGCAGTGGGAACCAAGCGTTAGCCACGGTGCCATCTATTGCACCCCAGAAGAGACCATCAACAGTGCAGACAAAGCCTGTGGGGTTGATTGTCCATGTTGTGCCGTTGACCCTATACGCTGCCGTGCAACCGTTCAGCCGCACATAGAACAGGTCAAATGGTTTGGGTGGTGTATCAATCGGCAGGAGCTGCAGGCCAGCGCCAGAGCGGTTCGCTAGCAGCAGTCTATTCTCTGTGCGTGCATAATTTAATGCCTTCTGTGCAGCATCTGATTTTTGTACGGTATAGAGTCCAGGGCCTAGTTTGATGATCCTATCGTCGGACACATACGGTGGGCTAAGTTCTAATGCGGTTTGAGAAGTCGCAGAGCCTACAGCCCAGACTAACTCGCCTTGCTGTTCTACGCTTGGCGTCTTTTGGTCTTCTGCCTTGTTCCTTGCCTGCTGCCCTGGGCGTTTCTGCAGGCCATATTCTCTTTCTGTTCTGATGCGAACTTCGCTGCCGTATTCAACAAGGTATGAAGCACTATTGATGATGCCAGTCACCCTGCTTAGCCAGTTTATATCGCTACGATCTGGCAGCAGTTGCGCCTGCTTGGAAATCTCATCAGAGCCAAATGGGGTGGATACAAAAGGAACCTTGTTAGTTGTGATTGTTTTTGTTATCCCTGTATCCTCGTCCTTGAAGTATTCAACTGTGGTTTTTTGAGACTCTGCTACCGGAAGCGCCCTAAACGCTTCAATGGAACCATCAAAGCCGCAACTGCTGGCAATGAGCCCCAGTGGCGAGGTTGTCACCGTATATTCAGCGGTTACTTCTGAAACATCTTCATTTGGATCGGGTGGAGTGAATGGTAGTGGGTCACCATTCTCGTCAACTGGTGGCGCAACTAATACCCCTTTCTTAAATTCAAATTTAGTTATGGTGGTCGTTGTTCCCATCAAGTCAGTCCTAGTTGATTCGCGCTTTACAAGCCGATCTCTTAGGTCATAGGTCGATATGTTGACGGTCGTTATTTTAACTACGCCTTTTTGTTCTTTCTCTTCTCCATCTTCATCCGTATACGAGTGTATATATTGCTCAGTAGAAAAGCTCTCATCCTTTTCCCAGTCTCTCTTTTGTCGTTTATCATCATCATTAGGGTCATTGGGGTCATTATCAGGTGGCTTTAGCTGCGTCGATTCATATTTGGCATACACCGTATCTGCCGGCAATTCACCTACGGTTTGAGGCGTTAAATCAATCAGATCATTGTGTGCAATCAATGGGCCAGCAACAGGGCTGCTACCGTTCAGATTGATAAATTCAACCTGTTCATTTTCATTGATCCGGCAACGGTAGCACTCGGCCTCGGCAATCCTTGCCAGCTCCTGAACAAAGCCGGAAGACAAGTCCCACTCATCTGCAATCTTGCTATTGGTAAATGGAATGGTTGACGCAGCCGTTAACCCTAGTGAAGTTAGGATATTCTGTGCAACATAGGCCGCACTTATATTCTGTGCATAAGCTCTCCTTTCAACTTCAGGCACATCTGAATTAGCTTCTGCTTCAGTGATATTCTTAACAGGTGGTTTCCTATCTTGCATATAAGCAAACTTGCAACCCACCAGAACGCTTGTTACATCCTTCAACGGGTTAGCAAAACTATTCAGCACCCGCAGCCGACGCGTAACCCTTGCAATCCAGTTTTGACCATCGGAATAGGCCAGGTGCACATCCTGCCCTGGTGACAGCAGGTGAACGCCCTTTAGGTTGATTGTGCCCTTCGTGGTGATCACCCCACCGCCAGAACCCTGGAGGTACGAATCAGCAAACGTTGATGGTTCAACCGCTAGCGGCCCTAGGTTGCACCATACCCTGTGTCTAGTATCTATTGTCATCCTATTATTTTAATCAGTTGAAACTGAACGTCATACGTTAAACCTGTCTTTCGCACTTCTGCCTTAGGTTTGGTCCAGCTCACAGGGAACCAAGCATTAGCAACTGGCGTGGCTGCAATGGTTGTATTCAGCCAAGCCGTCAGCAGGGTAAGGTCAGTATCACTGACCCATCCCTCCACCTCCTGCACTTCCACTAGCGATAATGCGCCTGAGATAACATGTGCCCCTGCAGGGTTGCGGTCTAACTGCGGCAGACTGGTATAGGTGTATGGGTAGGTCTTTAGTGTGATCACAGCACCGCCGAGCGTTAAGGTGCCATGATCTATGCCATCCTCTTCGGCATCTTCCTTTTCCTCTAGCAGAATCTCTAGCGCTTGCGCAGCATCTACCAACTCAACGGAAACCTTCGCATAGATGCCAGCGTATGCAATATCAGGCGCCTTACTGAACCAGCATGGCTTATCCGTCCAGTTGAAACCTACATCCTCTCCACTGACCAATACCACGGCACCTTGCTGGCCGGTCTTTTCAGGATCCTCCTCTGGCAGCTTATCTGTACGCCATGCACGGTAAAGATCAATCAAGCTCTCAGCATCGGCTCTCATCAGGAGGCCTGTTACCTTAAGCATTTCAGCAGTGCGACCACGGCGCACATCTGAGCCATCAAAACCAAAGGGCAGCTCTGCTGTCAGGCTGAGGTTTGGATAAATAAAGGTGTCGCCGTCGTAGCTGATCTCAATGCCCATGTCTTCAGAGCCCCTGCAGCGTGCGAATCAAGCCCGCATTTGATGGCGTGCGAACGTTTACGTTCCAATCTTTCCCGGCCAGAGTATCAATCGACTTTTGCAGCTTGCCAAGCTCAAGGGACTGCTTCCGCATGGCTAGCAACATGTTCCCATTCATATTCATGCTCACCGCCTGCGAAACCTGCTCCACGCGGGTCAGTGATCTCTTGCTGCGTTGCGGCACGCCAGGATGGGGTGGCAGTGCCCCGGCTTCCATCAACTGTTGTGAGAGCCCAGCGGGTAGCACGATGCCTCTTGCAGGAGGGCTCCAGGTGCCATAGGCCGGCTTATGGATCCATGAGATGGTGCCGGTGGCTGATAGGAAGCTCTCCATGCCAAGCTCGTTCACCGTATAGGCAAAGCGTGGATCAACGGGGCCACCAGCAAAGCGGCCTCCTAGGTTGATTAGTTCTGCATTCATTCGATTGCGCCTGGCCTGCTGATTCATGCTTAGGGTTTGCCTTTCTATTCTGTTTTGATCAACAAGGATTTTATATCTATCTTCCTCAAGTTTAACTCTTTCTTCAGCGAGCTTTATTCCTCCCCGCTGTAGCTTTATTTGTTCATCTAGCCCCTTGCGCTGATCGCTTGTAAGGTTGGGATCCTTTCGCTTTACTTGCAATTCAATTAGCAACTGACGTTGCTTGTCAACGTTATATTTAGCGTCCATGATCCGCGCCTGCTGATCAATTAAAGCCATGCGCTGCTTAAGATTCAGCGCTCTCCATTCGCCCGCTTCGACTTCCTCAAGGCCCTCAATCTCAGCTTTTTTGGCCGCAATTGCAATTCTCTTTCCCTCTTCCTTTAGTCGATTTACTCGCTCCTCTTGACTTGCTATATCGCTCTTAGATGCCCCGCTCCCAGCTCTTTGCATTTGGGCAAGTCGAGCCTCTGCATTCATCACGGCACGATTGTTATATGCGCCTTCTAGTGCAAACTCTGATTGGATCAGCTCATTTCGTGCCCTTGTGTACTCAAGCAAGGCTTGCGCATATTGCAAGGCCGCTTCATAGGAAGACTTGAGGTTGTCACCAGCCTGCTTATTCAGGTCAACCTCTTGACCGATCAATTCAAGTTTCTGCCTCTGCAGCTCTACTTCTTCTACGGCTTTATCATAAGAGTTTTGTGCTACAGCCATCTTATTGTCCGATAGGTTCTTATCTATTCCTGCAATCTCTTGCCGAAGCCTTAGCGCCTCTTGTGATGTCTGATCACCGATCCCTCCTAGCTCCCGCTCCTTGACTGCCTTCTCCCGCTCCAGTGCAACACGCTGCAAGTACAAAATCTCATTGTCATACTGATTCTTGGTGATTGCACCCGCAGCCCTTAATTTAGTCAGATACGCTTCATATTCAACCTTTGCCGTACCAATTAGGCTGATCTCATTTTCTAGCGATTCCTCGCGCTGCTCAACTTGAACATTAGCCACATCACGGTCTATCGTTGCAATCTCATTGCGTAACTCAAGGCCTCGTCCTGTATTTTGATTGGCAACAGGAATGGCGGCAAGTTCCTTTAGCTTGAGTTGCTTTTCCTTCTCTAGTGTTATCAGCTTTTGCTGTCTCAGCTCTTCTGCGGCTTGTGACTTAGTTTTGGTTCCTGCAGCAATTTCCTTAGCAATACGGGCCTCGGTTTCAGCAGACTGCGTTTTGAGAATTGCCGCCCTTTGGGCTTCTGTCAGAACGTTATCTTTGGCGATCGCAGCGCCCTTAGCCTGGCTTCCAATCAGCTCTTTTTGATTCCTGGCCTGGAGCAGAATCAACCGCTCCATTTCCTTGTCTAGGTTATTCATCTCTTCTTCACTTGCATTTCGCCTCACTGCATCAAATTTCTTTTTGGTTACTTCATCTATCTTCTCCTTGATGTCTTTCTGTTCAAGCTCTAGCCGTAGCTTAAGTTTCTTGTCATCTAATCGCTTTTGCAGCTCAGCAATCTGCTTATCAATCTGCTCACGTTCAGCCGTTGCCGTAAGGGGCAGGTTGACTTGTGTTTTCATCAGCTCAAAGATTTGATCAGACAATGCCCTCAGCTCCTTGCCACCCTCCCGCAGCGGCTCACTAAAGCTGTCCAGCCCTTGACCACTCTGCACAGCCCGTAGGAACTCCTCCCAGCCCTTAGCCGCTGCCGCCTGTGCTTCTGCTGCTGCCTTTCCGCCACCTTCTGCAGTCTTCTTGGCTTTCTCGCTTAGCTGATCATATTTTTTCTCAGCCTGATCAATTTCAATACTTAGCGCCAGTGGTTCAGATAGGCTAGCTTTCTTAGCCTCAAGTTCAGCCAACCTCTTCTCTGCTGCGTCTGTACTAATGCCCATCTCCTGCTGATCGGCAATCATCTTTTTCGTGGAATCAATCTCACTCTGTAGATTCTCTTGCTCCTTTGATAGCTCCTCTGTTGCCTGCCCTGATTCTTGAATCATGCCGTTCAATAGGGCGTAGGTCCCGGCGGCTGCTGTTGCAGCAAGGGCAACTTTTGCTAGACCAAGTTTGCCGCCTGTTAGCACAGCCAAAGCCGCCTGAGCACCGGCCAGAAGGGTTGTAGATTTCCTGAATGCGTCATAAGCCTGAATGATCCTAGTGATTATTGCCACAACACCAGCCATTCCATACTGAATCGTATTTAAGGCAGCCTGGGCGATCGTTTGCCCTTTGGTTGCAATCGTCCATGCCTTCACGCTGGCCACAATGTATTGAATGATTGTCGCAATGCCAGCCAGCTTAGAAACGCTGGCAATGCCGATAAATGTTAAATACGCCGCGCTAAGTGCTCCAATCGTTACGATAAGCTGCTTAGTTGTAGCGTCTACATTCTTAAACTGCCCTGTCATCAGGCCAACGGCTACGCCTATCCCGAGGATGACGGCAGTGGAAGCCGCAAAGGGGCCAACGATTGCGGCGGCGGCTCCCATGACTGCATTTTTTATCGCAACAAAACCCACCTGAGCCAGGGTTAGCTTTAGTGCAGCCATCCCAACGCTTGCTGCTGCTGCCGCTGCACCCATGCCAATGAGCAGGCTTGCTGTCACCTTCACAGGCTCAGGAAGCTCAGATATTGCCCCAACTACCTGATTTGCAATGCCAAGCAATGGGCGAAGTGCAGTGGCAAACGTTTGCCCTACCTTGTTCCCAAGGCTATCTATCGTGCCCTGAAGCTGCTGCAATTCAAGGCCGAAACCTGCCATTGCATTTCGAGCTTCATCCGTTGCGCCAGTGCTATTCCTGATGTCAGAAAACATCTTTGTGATAGCAGTTGTGGTCTGATTAGTGATGGCAAGAATCTTGTTTCCCGCCTGATCACCAAACAGAATGTTTGCAAGTTGAACCTGATCACCTTGGCTCAGTTGCTCCAGGCTGCCTTTTAGCTTGAGGAAAACCTGATCTAATGGCAGCAGCTTGCCTTGGGTATCAATGATGGAGATACCCAGCTTTTGCATAACGGCCTGCAATCGTTCCTGTCCCTGGGAGAGGCCTAGCACCTCGGGAGATGCCCCACCCGCCGCCTGCTGCAATTTGGTCAGGGCCTCCCTTAGGCCCGTGCCCGCCACGCTGCCTTGAATGCCTGCGTTGGCCATGAGGCCCGTTGCTGCCGCCACATCCTCTAGGCTCACCCCAAGGGCCTTGGCGATCGGTGCGGTGTATTCAAACGTATATCCCAGGCCCTCAATGCTGGCGTTACTGCTGTTCGCCGTGTTGGTCAGAATATCTACAACATCCGCAGTCTTTTCTACATCTAACCCGAAGCCTCTCAGTGTATTGCCGACAATATCCCCGAACTGTTGAAAGCCGGTCCCTGTTGCCTCAGCACCTCGAACAACTCCAGGCAATGCCGCCTCGACTTCCTTAACACTAAAACCAGCTCTAACAAGGCTGGTGGCAAGCTCTGCCACCTGTTTGCCCGTGCCAGCAGCGTCAATGCCAACCTTCTCTACAACAGCGCTCAGCCGTTCATAGCCTCCAGTTTCACCCGCAGCCGCAGCAGCTAAACGCAGCTCACCATCTAGCTCAATGAAGCCCGACACCATGCCCTTAAGGCTGCCCAGGGCCGAGCCGAGCCCATTGGTGAGCGTATTGGCGAGGCTAAAGGCGACGCCTTGAACCGCACCCTCCAGCAGGTTGAAACTTGATGTGCTTTGGCGAGCCGTAGCCTGTACGGCACTCTTAAAAGCATCGACTGCCTTCCTGGCCTCATCTAGCCCCTTGACCGTCTTGCCAATGGATGCCAAGGCCTGGGGCGGAACAATGTCACCCTTGACCGTCTCAAACTGCAGTTTCTGACGGTTGAACCTCAGCCCAGCTTCCTTGGCTGCCTTATCTGCCGCGCTGACTAGATCATCAAAGGCCTTCCTGGTGCCCTCGTTAAGCCCCTTGCCGAAGTCCCTACCCGCTAGGCCACCAGCTCTCTCTAGTTCCTTGGCGACGTCAGCGACGTTTTCCAGCAGAAACCCTAGTGAAACCTGAAGATCCGCCACCTATTGCCTGTCGCTAAAATCAGTTTTCCCGGTTCCCCTGAATGGATCCTCGCTTTAAGGTTGAACTGATCGCACAGACACCCAACCCACAACAGGTGATCTGGGCTGCCATGCACCAGGATTACAGCGAGCATTTTGTGGCCCATGAGGAGCGGCCCGATGAGACGACAGCCGGTGAGATATGCGTTAAGAGGCTACTTGCTGGGGAACGTGGGCACTTCGGCCCCCTAGAGAACGTCCATATTGTTCTAAACGTAGGCTGGTTTCCGCACTCTGTAATGCAGCAGGCAAGGACTCACAGGGTAGGAGTGAGTTTTGATGTGCAAAGCATGAGATATACGGGACAACGAATCTGCGATGCTGCAGAGGGAAGGCTAGAGATTGAAGATGTATTCTACCTTCGGCCTGTTGGTGATTATGCAGATCGTCAGGGCAAAAAGTACACCTATACCGCAGAGCAGCGAGCGATCGACCTAAACACCTGCCACCTTGCCGCCGAGCGTTATCGGGATTTGATGGCAGCCGGGTTTGCGGAGGAGCACGCTCGCGGCATCCTGCCCTTCGACTACCGGCAACATTTCGTGGTGAGTTTCAGCCTGCGGGCCTTCCTGCACTTCCTAGACCTACGGGCGAAGCTCGATGCACAGGAGGAGATCCGCGCCCTATGTGATCTGATGTGGCCCCACCTGCAGGCATGGGTGCCAGAGATCGCGGCATGGTACGAAAAGACCCGGCTTCATAGGGCACGGCTGGCACCCTAGGCAGGTTGCAACACAGCCACCGGGCAGGTCCAAGTGATCGTGTGCTGCTGTAAGCCGGTGGTGAGCCCATCAATGGTCACGTCTGCCGCATTGGCCCCTGGCAGCAGTTGCAAGATTCGATCAATCACGGCCTGATGGTTCAGCGTCCCGGTTGCAGGCTCCCACTGCGTCACGGTGATGCGATAGGTGGGCCGCACGTCAACTTCCCCGGTCTCTGCGGGCCTTGAGGCTGTGCCCATAGGTGAGCGCCAGACAACCACCTCAACGCCTTCAGGAACTGCCGTGGGTTCAATCGCCTCCGATGGCCAGAAGTGCGCCAGGGCTGGCCTGGTGCTAGTGCCGATGCGATGCACACCGATCAGGCCCATCAAAGTGGTGTCACCCTCCAGTAGGTCGAAGATAGCCAGGCTTGTGGTGGGCAGCATTGTGGATCTGTACTGGGACTGGGAAAACTCTAACTGTCCAGACCCACACTAAGGTATCCTTACGGCATGCCAGCGACGCCCAGCGACATTCCAGCCGTACCCGATTGGGAGCCAATGCAGCTCTCAGTAGGGCAACAGTTTGAGATTGAGCGGCATAGCCGGCTTTTGGATGAAGTTGAAGACGTGAAAACCCTGCGAAACCTGGCGAAACAACTACTCCACTTGTGGGTAGGACAAAAGGCCGCAACTAACTGGGTCATGTCACAGGGAGGCCTGAGACGATGACCTGCGGTTGGGTGCGCCTGATCTGTGAGGAACCTCAATCCCCGCCAGCAGGACAGGAAGGGCAGCCCGTCGTTATTGATGTCCAGCCTGAAATCGTTGACCGGACGCTTGAGCGGCTTCAGGCCAACGGTTGGCAAGTTATCTCCCAATGGAACCTATGAGCACCACTAGCCCCGCATGGCTTAACCATGCCCGCCTCATTGTCTCCGAGTTTGAAGGTTGTAGCCTCATCTCCTATCCCGATCCTGGCAGCGGAGCTGATCCGTGGACTATTGGGTGGGGTCACACAGGCCCTGGCATCAAACAGAACACCCGTATCAGCCAGGCCATGGCTGATGGCTTTCTGATCATTGATCTAAAAGAGATGGCGGATCATCTCTTCACGATCCTCCCGCAGGCTGCCGACTATTCCCCTCAGCAGCAAGCCGCGCTGGTTTCCTTTGTCTACAGCATTGGCCCTGGTGCCCTCGCGGAATCCACCCTTAAGGAACGGCTCGATAACGGCGAAGATCCTCTGACGGTCGTATCTGAAGAGCTGCCACGGTGGAACAAGGCCAGCGGAAAGGTGCTGGCAGGCCTGACCCGTCGCCGCAAGGCTGAGGTCGAACTTTTCAAAAAGGGCACAGTCCCTGTCAAGACCGCCACCACGGAGCCCACAAGCAAACAAGAGGCCGCACCCCAGGCCCCACCCCCACCCGCGCCCGTCTGGCCCGCTGGCATGGTTGGCCCCAAGAAAAGGCCAGACCTTAAGCCCGGTGATCACCACATCCTTGCCAATGACATAGCCGAGGTGATGACGGCCTTCACCCATGACGGCAAAAAGCTCTGGCAGATTCCCTGTCTCTGCCGTGGGCAAGGCAAAGAAGCTGAATGGTCCCGCACTGGGGAAGACACGCCACCCGGTCTATACCTTGTAGGCAAGGTCTACCGGGACTATGAAGATGATCCATCAGAGACCTTCTCTGCCGATCGTCGCGCCTATGGCTGGTACAGCTTCGACCTCATCGGGCAGGAAGGGCAGGAGGGGCCAGACAGTAAGCCGTATCGGGATGGGATCATGATTCATGGTGGCGGCAGTGCCTGCGGCTGGCCCGGTGCATGGGAGCCTCGGCAGCCACTGCACAGCACCCTAGGCTGTATCAGGCTTCATAACCAGGACTTGAAAGAGCGCCTGCTGCCCCTGCTAGGCCTTGGGCGGATCTGGGTTTCAGTGTTGCAGGAGGCAAAATGAGGCGGGATCTACCTGTTGAACACGTTCGGCTAATTCTTACCTCTGCCGAAGGTCACACACAGCTAGGAAAAAAACTTGGCTGCTCACGCGAACTCGTCAGGCAAATACGGAATGGAACACTCTATAAAGAGGTTCTCCCAGATATTCCACGCAGGGAATACAGGATGGCGCTCTGTCATAACTGCCATTTCTACGACCACAAAAGAAAGGCTTGTGATCTTGGCTTTCCTGAGGCCGAAAATGATGTCAACCTTCCAGGTTATGACTTCAGGGAAACAGGCCTGAACTATGCCAAGCGCTGTGCAACCTACCTCCCAGCAACAGAACAGGCAGCCGTAGCGTAGCCCCTATCAGGACAGGCAACAGTGCTACAGTGCAGGGGTGGACTTCGGGTAAGGGGCCCAGGGGATTAAGGCACCCTGGGTCTTTTTTTTGTTTGCTGTGTCCTAAATACAGACGTGTTCGCAAAAGATACGGACGTGTCCGAAAATGTCCGTAAAGCAAAAAGCCCAGGACTAGCCTGGGCCATTTGATCTCTACCCGATGGATCAGGCGTTATCGAAGATGGTGTAGACCTCGCCCAGTACGTTCATGGTGAAACCGTACTTAGTCAGTGCACCGGCATCGCCCTCTTCAGACTTGCTCGCCAGGCGGCCATAGCAGAGCTTTTTCTCAGTCGTTCCACCAGGGCCAACCCGCAGCCACTTAAAGCCGAGGTTCTGAGAAACGGAATACTCCTGAAGAACCGTGAGCACCTTGTGATCTACGGACTTGTGGACCGTCATCCCCTTGTACGCAATGCTGTGGGTATTGCTCACACCAACGGTGATGGTGGCGCCACGATTGACAGCATCATGGGTGATAACTGTTTCATCGTTGGTCTGCGAGCTGAGGGGGGAGCCCGTGACGTTCAGCAGTTGGATCGGGTCGCCGGTTCCATCCAATGGATAAGCGGTGGTCCCGATTGTTAATTCCAGAAGGCCTGATGTGGCATTGATGTCGGTGGAAACAACGGCATTCCCGCTGATTGCTGCCGATGCATCCAGCCACGCAGTAAGGGCCGTGCCGCCTGCTGCAGCGGTCTGGGCATCTTCCAACACGATCTCATTCATGAACATCGGCACGAGGTAGTGTTGAATCGAGACCTGCGCTGTGTAAGCAACAGTGGTAGTCATGGTCCGTTGAATTTGTTTCTACCGTCAGTTTTCCCGGCTTAGTTCATAATGGTCAGCACAGCAGCAGCCCTGGCACCCGCAAAGGCCCTGCCAGATATGATTTCATCAGGAACCCTTAGCGTAACGGCCTGACCTTGCTCTGAATGAAACTCAAGGGTTTTGCCAGCAGCTGAGGCCTTAGCAATTAGGAAGCCTGCCCAGTGCTCCCGATCTTCTCGATAAGGTGCCAGAAGGATTGCATCATCACAAGCGAAGCACAAGCGCTCTGGCGGCTTCTGCCCTCGGCCTTGCATCTCCAGATCAGCAAGCCATGGGCCATCCATCACAAAGGGTGGCAATAAATTGCGCTCTAGCAGTTCAAGCATTGCAGCACCCGCAGCGCTCGGCGGCTTGGGCTTCTCTGCTACATCTGCCCAGAAGGTAAAGTCGTAGAGGCTGAAGGGTTCAGGATTCTTGCTTGGATCACGATTCGATTCAACTTGCAATAGGGCAAGCTGAGAGATGCCTAGCTCTTCCCTATGGAGCCTTTCCCGTTCCGCTTGGTAGCCCGCTTCAAGGGCAGCGAGGACGAAAGGGCCAGGGAGCTTGCCGAAGTTTTCCCTACTGAACTCTCTTGCGCCTGGCCAGAGCCTGCGACATTCCCAGAAGGCGCGGGGCCAATCTGGCCTGTCACAGTTGATTTCACCTCCTGCCGCAACTTTCCCAGCGTTTCCTCTAGCTCTCTCACTTGCTCTTCTGGATCCTCTGGCTTCCCGCCCGATTCTTCATCTTGATAGAACTTGTAAATCTGACTGAACAATGGTGGTGGTAGCTTTTGTGTTTGCTCATCCGTCCAGCCTGGCCTAATGCGTTGCAGAATCACAGTGGCGCCCCTGATTGGCACCCGGTCTGATGCTTCTTTTGCCTCCTCAAGGAATGGGCTGATCATTTCCCAGAAGTCAATCTGCAGCGCCTGCTCTTGCTCGTTCACGGTGATCGGTGCGCCCATCTGACGTGCCACAAGGCGACTAAGAAAGCCAAAGCACTGCGCAGGGTTCATAACTGTATGGGCATAAGCATTCTCATTTTCATTGGCACGCTTCTGCAGGGCTTTGCTTAATGCAACTGCTGCTTTTGATGTGACACGATAAAGCACGTTCGATGGATCTACCTGTCGGACCTTGTTCAGCTCATTAACCTCTAAGAATCCGTATTTTGGAATTGTAAAGCTACCACCGTTCCATTCTGCGGTGAAGATTGATTCTTCTGCCGCTTCTGGTAACTGCTCCCAAGGGATAAGGTCAAGCGACATGTTCTAACCTGCCGTACCAAGATTGTGCTTCATCATTTTATCTTATTCCACTCTCTGATGAATGCCCTATTGAAAGCGCCGTTGTAGTCATACTCTTCGATGTCAGAGATCTTCACAACACCTAGGACAGCCGAAGTCCATGGCCTAGCGGGAAGGTTTACCTTTGGCCGGTCCTTATCGCCCCATGGGTGGATATTGGCGCCATAGTGCACAGCCGTGGCATAACCGACAGACCATTTGAAGGTCGCTGTCAGGCCGTTTACGGTGAAGCTATTGGAGGCCCTTAAGGTGCCATTGTCCACGATGTTTCGAGGGCTGCCCACTTCTTTGCCCTTAGTTCGGGAGCCGTCACGGCGATAGGTTCCACCGCGATAAGTGGTCCGTGGCCAATCCCAGACGGGAGCATTTATGGCCGCCTGAAACGCAGAATTCAATTCAGGAAAAACACTCCTCGCCGCTGCCTCTGCAGCCTGCGTCGTTCGACTGGTGAACCCAGTCGCTAGCTTAACGCCCGTGACTTTGACGCCTACTCTCATCTTCCTGCCGCAAAGGTGCCGGTAAATTCATCGCCGGCTTCAACCCTGACCAGCGCATCAATCCCGCCCACGGACGAGAGGGTGGCAATCGTCACATAGCCGCGCTCACCATCAGTCACCGCAGGCAGGGCAGATAGATTGCCCATGAAGGCCTCTAACTTCTGCCCCCTCGGTAGACCCGTGGGCTTTAGCCCCGTGTCATCCCATGCCCAGGCTGCACCAGCATCTAGCCAGTTCCCACCAGAAGGAACCACGGCCCATCTGGTGACATTTCCCTCAATGCTCGCCGCGCCAATATCACGGCCTCCAGAAGATTGCTCCCCTGAAGGCCCGGATAATTCCGCAAAGGCTTCAATCACCACCGCTTCAGTGTTAGGCCTGATGCCTTCCCTAAGAGAAGTGATCGAAGCCGTAGGGCGATGCCACAGCATCCGCAGGCTGGCAAAATCAGCAAAGGGTGTGGCCATGCCCTAGTTTTCCCCTACCACGGCAGCAGTTGACTAGGTTCGCTAGCAATGATGCCCAGCTTGTCATCACCCGGCATCATGTCGATTCCATCCTCATTGCGCTGCCTGAAGTATCCCCTGATCTGATCCCTTAGCCGTATCTTGTTTCCAGTCAACCTATACAGGCCCCGCGTATCACGGTAAATATCTGCATCGGGATTAAACTGATTCTCGATGAGGATCTTCCAGCGATCAACATAACGCCTGTTTACCTTTGACCCGTGCCAATAGTGCAGGATGGTGCCATCAATAAAACCGATATTCTTTTTGATGTGCTCATCTGCCCTATGCTGCCAAGCTAAAACACGATTGCGGTAAGAGGGGTGCATCTGACGATGGACGCTATCTTGCCCCTTCCCGATCAATGCCTTAGCCATGTGATGATCACCAGCTCCAAGGATTGCAAAATCCATGAAGCCTCCCACGGCATCTAGCGCATCCCGCCTGGCAGCCCAGGCGTAACCCGTATGCCATTTGTTGACGATTGAAGCGGGCTTATCCTGTGTGCCGTAGTAAACATCAGTTGCCGGTGGCTCCTGCCCCTGCTGCCAGCTATAGACAAACCCATGATGGGCAGCGATGGGTTCATAGGTTGGCGAGAGGTCTAGCGCAATGCTGAACATCTGAACAAAGTGATAATGCTGCAGCTTATGCAGGGTTTCACTTACCCAATCTGGCCGAGCAAAGATCAGGTCAGCATCAATCCAGGCAACATACTTCCAATCAGCGGGAAGATGCTGCAGGGCAATGTTAAGCAGGCATTCTTTTGTCCATATCTCTTGCAGGTGATCAACGCGAACCTTTATGTAATCCTGCTTTAGCCTATTGGCTGGCAGCTTCGCAGCAAGCGGCACTGGGGCGGGGCCATGGGAGGTGTAGGTCGGCTCTTCTGTGGGGATCGGGACAGGGACTGACCAATCGTCAGTAGCAGAGGTGCGCTCGCCAAAGCTACATTCCACTGTTAGCAAGATGGCGCCAGCATCGCGCACCATCTTCTGGAAATCTGTATAAAGTTTCCAGCGACGCTTAAAGCGTTGTGGGTTAAAAACTGGAGTGATCACATACAGCGGTTGCTGTACGTTATCCTTTGGATAGTGCATGATCAGTTACCTCCGTTGAGTGCTTCCCTGAAACGCTTACGCAGCTCTCCGCGCTTCACCTTGTTTCCGATCTGGGCAACATGCGGGTTCAGCATGAGATAACCATTGCTCAGCTTGACCGCAAACCCTAAAGATATGATCCTGCTCAGGTTCTCTTCTGAATACTGATCAGGGTCTAGCATTCCATTCTGATCAGCACGGCGAAGCATCCGAGCAAATGATGCTGCTTCCTCTGGGGTGATGCCACCAGATTTGATCTGATAGAGCAGTTCGCCGGATGCCCTTAGGGTTGGGTCCGCTGGGTGTTGTGAAGACATGATGCAACGGCTTTTGGTGGAGGAGTGCCGCCAGGTTCAGCTTATCCAACCTGCTTAGCTTCTGATCAGCATTCCACTACTTCCAGCCGACACCCTAGGCCGTGGTTGAACATTAAGAGCGGATGCAATCCTTGCTACCAAAAGGTTAATGCGCTCATCACGTTGCCCCTGTGCGCTGGCCCTGGCGCCAGTGCCGAATCTATAGCGGGCCTTAAGTAGGCTTGTGTCCCATGTCAACTTGCCCGCCTGGCTGAGCTGCTGCGCCCGTGTTGGCGTGGTGCCGGGTATCGGCCCTTCATACTCTTCTGCATTGCCAAGGTGCGCCGTGCCATCGCTCACCGCGTCAGCCTGGGTTTCCTCTAGCTCCTCGATTTCATCTACCCAACCCTGAACCTGCGTCACGGTGGCAGGAGAATTTTTGGCGACAGCATTGAGCTGCTGTATCAATTCAGTCAGGCTGCCATCGCTCGCGGGCCAGTTGACATACGTTCGGATCAACGCAAGATCATTGACAGTGGCAGAGCTGCTATTGGGCCGCCAGAGGGGATCTACGGTGGGGAGGGTCATTCTGTAGCGGCGCTATCCTCTCCTTTAGCTTTCCCGCGTTTTACCCTTTCCCCATGAAGGCTCCCGAACCAAAAGCGATCCTGAGGTGACATGCTGCGAATCAGTAGCCTCAGGATGTCTTGCCCTTCATGTTCATCCGCAATCTCTGTTAAGACTTTGATACCTTGCCTTGCGCCCTCCTCATCCCGCAGGAGCACACAGACCGATAGGCCTTGAAACAATCGAAGGGAGGGCACGCGGGAATCCATACAGGGATTCTATCGGCTCTCCTAATCTGTATGCTATGTCAGCGCTTTCTACCAAGCATGCAGCAGCACGATCCCAATTACAGCCGTCGGTATGACTATTTACAATCTCTTCGCCTGGAAATCGCCTTGCGCAATCCGGCTGCCTTGACCTACATCCCGCGTGAGGCGTTGCCAGGCCGCACGTTGGGCGGCGGTCACGGAATGATGACGGATTAACCAGGTCATTTGCTCAGGCTTTACCCCTTCCCTTGGGGAGGGGTTTTTTATGCGATGAGACCCAATGCCCCTGTCCGGCTTTGCATCAATTTGTAAACTGTCCAGTTCTGGGATGGATGAGCGCAACGGCAGGCGCTACTATTTGGATATGGAGGCAAGACCTTCAACCCACCCAGCGATCCCATGAAAGCCCTCTACATCACTGACGAGATTGACACCTGCGACTGTTGCGGTCGCACTGATCTGAAGGCCACAGTCGCCATGCAGCTCAGTGACGGTGGCATCCTTCACTACGGACGCACTTGCGCTGCTCGCAATAGTGGTAAGGATCAACGCCAGATCAAACAAGAAATTGCCGACAACAAGCAAGCTCGGATTGATGCCGCCTTTGATGAGCTTCGGGAAACTCCAGCGATGCAGGCTTGGTACGGCAAGCGCATTGAGCTTTATGCCAAGTACAAAGGTCGCCTCAGCAGCGCTGAATGGGCACGGATGATTGCGCCCGAAGCAGACGCAGTTGAGCAGGTCAAACAACAAATTGCTCAAAAGCACGGAATTTCAGCCTGCTGCCTCTGACCCCCGCCCCACCGGCCACACGCCACCCGCACCATGGAACACAACACCGCTACAGACGCAGCCGCACTGCTGGCCGAAATCGACACCGCGATGGCGGCATATACCGCCTCGATTGATCGGGGCCTGGCACTGGCCGCAGAGATGCGCCAGATGGCCAACACCATCGACAGCGGCATGGCCGATGCGCGGGCTGAGTTTGATGAGTGGTGGTGAGCATGAATCACCCACGCATCCCCACCTTTAACCATCTTCCACAGCCTCCGATTGATTGTGAACACCTCTTCGCGGTCTGGCCACCCTTAGTTTTGCCAGATGGCCTAACTGCTGATCACGTTGTTGCCGGCATCCCTATGGAGTCATGGATGGGCCCCGACTACGGCATCCAAGTCTTTGCGTCTGACGCCTACGGTCGAGTGATCGACTGGCTGCCCGTCTGGGACACGCATGACGGCATTGATTTATCACCAGTTGACTGGCCCGCTAACTGGGTTGACGTGGTGTGCGGTGCTTTCCAAGTACTGCTGCCGAAATCCGATGCCTGACCCCCACGGCCCGCCGGGAGCCTATCCCGGCAATCCATCCCACTGCACCACACGCCATGACCGATCCTTTTCTCTCCAATGTCACCCCGCTTGTCCAGTTTGGTGAGCAATCAATGCAATTTCCGCCACACCCTTTGCCGCCAGATCAAATTACGCTTCCTGTTGTTCAGGCTATCAAGGCTTCCATACCTTCCGGTCTAAAGCCCGGATGGCATACAGCAACAATCACTTTCAAGCTAAACGAAGAGGGAGGCCTAACGCAAATTGATGAGTACAAAGTTTCCAGCTTTGGTAATGACAAGCCATGATCCACCCCTACGAAATCCACCTGCAAGCCCCCTCCGGCCAGCGCCGCACCCTGCACCTGCAGGCCCAGTCCCCAACCCATGCCATGGCGTCAGCAATCGAGCTGGCAGGCCTCGGTCCCAAGGCAACGGTGATCCGCTGTTATCGCCTAGGGGACTGGTGAGCGATCCCACCAACGCCGAACGCTCCCGCCGCTGGCGTGCCAGGAAGGCCGGAAAGATCCCACCAGCAGAGCGGTTGATCTGCTCAGCCTGCGGCAAGGGTCGCAGCGGACGCTATGGGGAAATCTGCCGCCGTTGCTGGGAGAGGGTCACGCCAGAAGGGAGGGCAGCAAAGGCTAAGAGGGTGGCGAAGACTAGGGGAAAACATGCCGACGCCGCCGATCCCTTTGCTCTTCTATCGGAAGCAGAGGCGAGAGCGCAAATCAAAGCAAACGCAAAAAAATGGCGTGACAGATTGTGAACAGGCCCGCCGGATGCACGGCAACCGCAACGGTAGGCGCTACATTATGTGCATCGGAGGGGAGGCCCTCCACCACCCACGACAGACAATGACCCTTCCTCTCCTGGCAATGCTTCCCTCCAGCCCCACCAACATGGCGGTGCGCTGCCAGTGGCATTGCATCGCTTTAGTTGGGTCCGACATGGAGGGTTACAGGCACTGGGACGGCAATTTGGTCCGCTGGATGGCCCATCCTCAATTTGATATGGCGGAGTTCAACCGCCTCTGTCGGCACTACAAGCTCGACTGAGCATCACCACCGCCCCGGCCACCCGGGGCTTTTTTCATGCCCTACTCTCAGCAAGCCCGGTCGGCCCATCATCCGCAAGGGGGGCGCGGTGGTTGCTTTCGTTGGGGGCAGCCTGAAACCGTACCGAAGGCCGGGTTAAACTAACCCCAACACCCTCCAAGCCTCTCAGCGATGCTCAAACAGGAGGGTCACTATTTAGCAGGCTTTTTTGCCATCTTCTTTCCAGCCTTGGCAGGAGCCTTAGCCCCACCCTTGGCGGGCTTCATCAGGAAGGCGGGGAGCTTGCCCTTTTTGTCGCCTTTGCCTTTTTCGTAGGACATGCCCGTTTGGTGAGGTTCTGGTTTAGTTTTCCCTGTCCGGCGGTGGTGACGACTTATTAACGCTCTTGCGCTGCCTTGCCAGGCGCAACGCTAGGCGCTACAATGAAAGGACAGCAGGGGGAACTCTGCTCACACCCAGCGACTTCAAATGACCGTCATGACTACCACGCTTCCCGAAACGCTGCTTGATATGGGCCCTTGGGGCGTCTGCATTTTTGCGACTCCTCAAGCTGCCACCGCAATGGCAGCCGAACTTGGATGGGATACTGGCGAGTTGGATCGCCTGCATTTAAATCCATCTGGTGATGCCTACTTGTTCCATGAAACTCAGGGAGGTCGCACTCATACTCAGGTGATTCGTGTCAAACCTGGAACCGCCGATGGCGAATTTATCGCCAGTGACGACTAAACACGCTAGTGTTGAATTTCCCCGCAAAGGCGGGGAAGACTTTTCCTTAACAGTTTGTGGTTAGTCTTTGCCGCCCGACTTTTTCCGTTTGCCTGGCCTCAGCAACGTTCTAACTGCTTGCCGACGCACGGTGGTTTTTAAGGCCTTTTCAACTTTTTGATCAAGACCTCCAAAGGCACTTATGCCCTCAAGCCTTACCTTAATCTTTTTAGAGGGCACGTCAAAAAATACTTTTGATGTTGAGGCCAGTGATTTGATGCGCCCTGCAGTCCCCTTGCTTATGTCATCGCCCTTAAAGATATAGTTCTTGCCGCTGCCTCTATTTGGTGCAATTCCTATTCTCTCCGATTGATTGTTAAAGTATATCCTGTCCATGCCGTTCTTTTGCCAGCGGCTACCACCAGCGTTTTCCATCATTTTGGCAGTTAGCTTAGGAGAAAATCGCCCTGCCTGCTTTGGGAGAGATTTAGCTTTGGCGCCAATTTGATAATCCCATCCGTCTTTCTTTCTGATTGCCCGACCCTCTTGCGTTACGGGAGATGTGGCCATGGATTTCTTGCCCCCTTTGCCCATTATCCCAGCCCTTCCGCCTGAGATGTTCGCCACCTGCCTAGCCCTCAACTTCCCGCTAGCTGTCTTGAGCCTCCCACCTCTGACCGTGGCGCCATCTCCCCCCACGCTGGTGATCTTGCCGCTGTTATCTCGCGTCAGGCGGTTAGGCCCCTTCGCCACACGCTTAGCCGCTGGCCTCTTGCTGCCCCCTCCACCAGTCGAGGCAAAGCGCCCGTTTGCGTCACGCTTATAGGTGCGCCCCGCCTTGCCAGCCATCGAAGATCAGTTGCTACCTGTAGTTTTCCCGCAGGATCAGACCACAGGCTCCGGTGCCCTGGTGATGCCTGGATATTGTCTACGTTCTGATGGCGAGGGCTTCAATACAGCTTCCTCTAGCTTTTTTGATGCCTTTTCAAATGGCCATCCCTTAGAGTCTCCAAACTCTTTCCATACTTTTTCACGTTCCTTTTCCCAGAAGTCTTCGCGTAGTAGTTCCCGCCTAAGTTCTGGGTCATTCTCTTCTACTGCTTCTGAAGATACGGGAGATAGACTGCAACGACACCTTGGATGAAGCGCACCTATCATCTCATCTAATCGGTAAATCTTTCCATGCCTGCTAGCACAAACCACACACGTCCTTTCATCCTGCGTTGCAATCCACCGCCCATAGACGTAGCCATTGCGAGCCGCTGAGGCCTTCTGTGCTGCCACATAAGCATTAGCCAGCTCAGAGCGTGCGATCAGCTCAGCACGTTGCTTTAGCCCCATCCGAGCATTGAGGCCTTGTGGATCCTTGGCACCGAGTAGGGCAGTCCTGATCTCACGCTCCAACACCCTGGGCCCTTTGCCGCGCCCGATGCCATCAGTAACGATTCTTGCAATGTTGTCACGGAACGACTCGATTTCGCCACGGATATAGGCTGAGGCTGTTTTAGCAGCAGCTTCTACGGCAGCCCTGCTAGCGCCAACAAAGGGTCCATCTGCGTTTTCTTCTACGGTGGAAGCTAGCTTCTGTCCTAGCTCCCCACCGAGGGCAACAGCTTCCTCAAAGTCTTTTTTATATTGCCTTTCGATGGCTTTAATCATCGGCTCTGGCATGTACTCCTGAGCCAGTTGAATTAGTTTCTTATATTTAGCAGAACCATCAGAAATGCTATAACTGCCAGGTCTACGGATAACACCATCGCCAGAAGGTGTGGCCAGCAGGTCAGGATCAATGAATTGGGCATAATACTTTCTGAGATCACGGAGGGTGCGGAGGAGGGCACGGGTTAAGGATGCTGTGGTGTTGCTGACGCTACGGTTGGAGAGGGTGTCTAGGGCTTTGGCATAGTCGTCGGCTAGGTCTAGCTGCTGGTTTCCTATGATTTTGGTGGGCATGGGCAGACAGGCTTATCCAAGTGCTCTTGCTGTTTCTAGTTTTCCCGCTTTCAAGGTTACGAGTGGTCAACTTTCACCCCTGCCCTTGTCAAGCGCAACGCTAGGCGCTACAGTATGGAGACAGCAGGGGGAACCCTGCGTACACCCAGCGAATCCCATGAACACCTTCATCCTTGAGCGCGACGAAACCCAGCAGACACCTGCCGCTCGTTGCACATTCAAGCCGTACACCTCGGAATCGGGTAAACAATGGGTTGAAGTAACAATGCTCCATCTAACAAACATGGGATGGGGCGGCACGATGGGCAAGGGCGACGGCCACATGAATGTCAAGCACGCCAGAGAGTTCTACGCCAGCCTTCTTGGGAGAGGGTTTAGGCCTGCCTGATTAACACCGCCCCTCCCTCGGAGGGGCCTTTTAGTTCCCCTTCTGTTTTTTCAGAGCTGCAATCGCCCATGGGTCGCCAGCGGCAGCTCTTCTTTGTGTTTCTTTCCGTCCAGACTTGCTGTTAGGTAGCGGCCTTGGCTTGCTTGGCTTAAACACACGGCCACTTCCGGTCATTGTGCCGACCTCCTTAAACCTGCCGGCCCCCATGGTCTTAACTCCACCGGTAAGCGTGAACTGTTTGATCTTTTTGCGACCAACAACGATTCTTGGCGCGGAGTCAGCAAAGGTCTGCCGCTTGGCTACAGCTTCATTAAAGCCCTTGCTTGCCGCTGCTTTTTTGCCAAGTTCATTCCTGCGGAATCTTTGTGCCGCTGCCGCCTGCTTCCGCGACCTGACCTGAACAGGCAACCCAGCAAACCCCTTCAGGTTGTTTTTCAATGCGCTGCCGACGTTCTTCAGCGGCTTCCGTCGTCCTGTTGCGGCTGGCAGTTGAGCAGGTTTGGGATTAGCCGCTGGCCGCACCTTTCCGCGTGCGCTTAGCCCCTTCCCTCCAGGCAGCTTAGGCGTCGAGTTCCGAACGATTTCCGCCATCCCACGCATGGTCCTGGCGTCTGATTGAGCAAGCTCACGGAGGCCAGCCCTGAGCGTTTGCGAAACGCTCTTACTGCCTGCCCCTGTGGCCTTCACGCGATTGCTTGCAGCAGTGCCTACGTTGCTCCTGGTGGCCCGTACCTTCTGCCCGGTGATGGCCTCCACCTCCCTGATGCGCTTCGCATCCTGCTTCGCCAGGCTGCCCATGACGCTGCGCAGCGTGTTGGTCATGGAGCCAGGCCGCTGGGAGGCGGGGACGCGACTGCTGTCAGTGAGCCTGGTGGTTGGCAGCACCTTCGAGCCTTTCAGCTTTCCACCCTTGCCGACCATGCCAGCCCTGCCGCCAGCAATGCGCGTGGTCTGCGTTGCCCTGAGATTGCCTGCTGCTGTTCTGAGCCTGCCGCCTCTTGCTGTTGCCCCATCCCCTCCAACTGAAGTGATCTTGCCAGCGTTATCCCGCGTCAGTTTATTAACGCCCTTTGCCACGGTCTTGGCAGGTGGCCTTGATTTCTTCCCGCTGGTTCCAGTGCTGGCAAACCTGCCGCGCCCATCTCTCTTATAGGTGCGTCCTGCTCTGCCAGCCACGGTGTTCTAAAGCCCTGTCTGGCTTTAGTTTTCCCGTGATAGATTGCCATTACGGTGCTTCCGCTTCTGCTTAAGTGATGAACTATCCAAGATGGACCGCAAGCGAGGACAAGCAAGCCCTCATGTTAAGAAGTCAAGGCTTGTCATGGAATCAAGTTGCAAAGGAGTTGGGTCGCACCAAGGCCGCAGTAGTTTCCAGGTTTGCTCCCGAGGCGTTTGGAAGGCCCTTGCCATCAGTCGCGCCAAAAGCCGACATACTAAAGCCAAGTGAAGTTGCAAGCATAAATGAATATGAAGACATGCCCTTGTCGTGGCTGTCATCTGATTAACAGGATCTAACTCAGCAGCAGCCGCACCCTATAGCGCGAGACTCCAAGGTGTTCAGCAATCCTGCGCTGTGACCAGCCGGACCGCCTGAGCCGTTGGGCACGTTGTTGGCTGGATTCTGTGAGCCACCCCAGCAACAGCAGGGGCAGCATGAGAAGCATGGCGACCCAAAACAGGCCGCAAGCGATAGTGGTCATTTGAATGGTGTTGGCAGGTGATGCGTGCGATCGAACCTGACCCCTGCACTATACACACACCACGAGGGTGGGTGGGGATGTATCAGCAGGTATTTGCAAAAGTTTGTGGTGGTTGAATATCAGGTTGCAGGCTCTAGCGATACCGTAACGCCATGATCAGCGGGCTTCAGTTTTAGCCAGACACCTCCCAAGCTCTTGGGCATCACTATTTTTTCCACTGCCCAACCACCGCCACCTTCAAACTCCTCCTTATAGGTGCCTGTCTGAACGTGCCAGCGTTGGGCGATACGCTGCTGACCGCTACCGCTAACCCGGAAGCAAGGGTGGCTCACGATTGTCCTTTCGTGGTTGTGGCCATTGATCAGGATGTCGGCCTCTGGCGCGATGCTGGCATAACGACCACCTCCCATGGTCCCCTTCGTCACTACGCCACCCCATGCCCCATGGTGGAAGAACAGTGCACAGCGCCTAGTGCGTGAAGATCGGTTAGCACCAGGCTGGTGGAACGTAAACCACACCCAACCCTGATACGGCAGGTGTTCTACAGGCGAGTCGTAACGATCACGCATGAGCCGGACAACATTTCCTAAGGGGTTGATCTCTTGACTGCTAATGACTGCCGTTTCGTGGTTCCCATCGCTCATCATTAAGATAGTGCTGGCGAACGGTGCAAACCATTCAGCAGTCTCGGAAAACACCAGATCGAAATAGTTGCTGCCTAAGTGCTCAGGCCTAATTGCACCTTTCGAGCCCCTACGATCCTTCTTGCCTTGCATGAGGCAGAGCACATCACCAAAAAACAAGGCATGGCCACCGCGCCCCTGTATTTGCTTTAGGTGACTCTTCAATAGATTTCTATCACATTTGGGATTGTCAAGGTGAATATCAGACGCCAACAGAAACTCATGTGGCTGCTCCCTTCCTGTGTAGGGTATTCGGATCTCTAAGACTTGAGGGGAGCGGCGAATCAGCCTTAGTTTGTCGTCCACAAGGGTGCAAGATGCTGACCACACCCTAGTTTTCCCGCGTTGATGTCTATTCTGTTACATTTCAGGGGATATGCTTATTGCTCTTCGTCGTCTATCGGATCCTCTTCTACCTGATCCTCTTCATCATCCCCTGCCAGATCATTAGGGCCAGGAACGGGAGGATTCAGCAAGGCATTCTGCTTCTCATCCTCCTCCGCGAGTTGAGCCGCTTCATCCTCACCGTTGATACCAGGCCGCAGCATCCCGCGCCTCTGAGCCAGGTTGGTCACGGTTTCACGCATCAGGAGGCCCTTGTCATAGAGGGTGCCTGCCAGCGTCAACAGGGCATCATCCACCGGCTTATCGGTGATGCCAGGCAACAGGTCGATCCCTGCCCCAACCTCTGGCAGGTCCCCGGTGAAGGTGCCCCATAGATCAAAGAGCGATTGCCAGCAGGAGCTTTTGGCTTCTGCCAAGCTGGTGATGCTCGCCTGAAGTTGTGCGCTTTCTAGCTCAGCCTGTGTTGCAGTGCGCTGCCCTGAGCCTGAACTAAACAAAAAGCTAAGGGTGCTACGGTCAATTAACTTCTCAATTTCTGCAAGATGTTGCAGGTGTTTGTCTAGGCTAGATCCTGTAGGTTCAGCAAAGGTAAGGCTACCGTTCGGATCCTTGATTTCAACTAGGCTATTCGGCCCCAGTGTTAGCGGTGTGCCCTCCACCCTGCCGGCATCTTTGAGCACCGTCACGGGCAATGCGCAGCGGTGGAGCAGCTCTTTCAAGTCGCTGTATTCCCTGAACCAATCAAGGGTCAGGTTCGCCAGGCTGAGCAGCATTGGAGCGCCAGAGCCGAATCCATCTCGTGGTGGGCCATACCAAATGACAGGCGGATATTCCAGCTCCCTGCCGCCTGCACCGATGAACCTATCCTCGTCCAGAACCTCAATCGTTCCCTCGCCGTTATCTTTGCTTTTGTCGCCACCATGGATCTTAATTAGCTGCCAGGTGCCGCCGCGCATGACGCGATAGCGCGGCTCTAGCTTGATGCCAAAATCATCATCATCTACCTCATGCCATTCGAGCACGGTAACAGCGATCGGCACATGCTTACGCCCAATCTTTTTTAGCTTCCAGTTCAGGACATTGCTGCGCTCGGCAATACTGAAGACAGGCCGCCTGCCCTGGGCAATCTCAGCAGCCCTGGATTCTGCTGTGCCCTGCGGCATGTCGCACATCAGGAGGCAACCGCCATCCCTCAGCACCAGGCTATCGGCCACCATGCCCCAGGCCTTCAGAGAGTCGCCCTCACCATTGATGTCAGACTGCGCTTCGATCAGGCTCTGCTGCACCCCGCGCAGTTCATAACGGCTGAGCACACCAGCAAAAGCCGTGATGCCATCCCTGAAGAATGACGGATAGGAAGAGCGTCTGACCCTTCCCTCATAAGCCTGCTCTGGCTCCCCTTGTTCTTTCGGAAGATGCCTCTTTTTTGCTTCGCCCCTCAGTAGATCCCAGCAATCTGCAACCAGTTCTAATTCTGTGCGAACCTCAGCCAGCTTCGGGTGATGAAAACTAGGTAGTTTCCCGTTCGTTGTCGAATGGCTGATCTGCTGCCGCACCGCTCACTTTTTTATCTTCTGTTTGAGTTTTCCCCCTCTGAACAAAAATCCCGAGCTGTTGGATGATTTCCACAGGGTTGGACGTTGCCTTAGGCTGCCGTGTCCCCCTCTTTCTTGCCCCTGAAGCTGGCACACACAGGCTCAGATCATTTTGCGTCTGTATCGGCTCGCGGCGAATGATGCTTTGCGCACGGCCTAGGAATTGTTGGTGCGATAGGGAGGCCAGTTTGCGTTTCTTTTTGCCTGTCCATGCCGCCTTAATCATCTCCTGATCAGCCCATGGCAAGGCCTCCCAGGCACGGTCAGCAATCGTGAGGGCATCCGCCAGCTCATCGAATGTTTCAGCGTCGTCTAGCGCGTCAGAGTGGGCAGAGCGGTAAGCATCAGGATCTAGCTGGGAGGTGGTCTGCTGTGCCTGAAGGATGGCCTCGATGTCTTCTGGCTTGAGGCCCGTAGCTTGCTCCACTGCTGCCATGGTGGCCCCTGCTGCTGCCATCCGGCGCACGGTGGGGGCAGTGTCGCGCCAGAGATCAGGGAACCGCACACCAGAGCTGTGGCCCCGATCCCTTAGCCATTGGTGCATGGCGCCCTGGATGCACGGGACCACATAGGTGCTCAGCCTGAAGGGTTTGCCCGTGTCTGGGTTGCTCAGTGTGGGGTCATACCTTCTGCAACCCTTGAGGAGGCCCTGGGCTGCCACCAAATACAGATCCTCGAAGGGCAACTTAGTGCGAAACGCCAAACGGCTTGCCATTGCTGCCGCCAATTTCAGATTCTCTGCTGCAAGCTGTTCAGACCACTCTGTAGGAGGTGGAAACGATCCAAGTTTGCTGGCCTCTATGTCCACATCAGGACACGGGCGCACCTTGGTCGAGCGCGCTGATCGTGGGCGACCCTTGGCAGGTTTCGTCGTCACTTGCGCCGCACCATGCCAGACTGTAAAGCAATTATTGCATTTTCTGACCAGCCATCTCTCCTAAGACTGTCTACATCTGGTGTGCGTTGCGCTACGCCATGGCCGAAATGAACGGTGGAGACTGACATGGGCCCTGTGCCCTCTAGCCCGTTGATTAGCTGAGTCGTCTGGTCCACTTGGTCATCGAAGCTGCCTGACGGGAATTGCAGCAACTGCTTTTCGTAGGCTGGCAACCATGGCGCCCACCGTGGGAAAAATACCCGCCCAGCCTTAAACGTAATACTGGCAGCATTTGCGCGGGCTACCTTTCCTCCGAGAGGCTTCACTTCATGAATGATGAACCCTGCCGCTTCACTGCGAAGCATGGCGATTACAGCGGAGCCGTTAGCCTTGTCCTCCACAAATAGCTCAGTAAATCCCCAGGCCGGATGTAACGCTTTCACGGTGCCAAGCGTGGTTGGGAAATCCATGCGCTGATCAATCACGTCAAGCAACCAATAGCCGCTCGGATCCTGACCCCATAGACCCAGGCCGACCATATCCGTACCGGCTGAATCCTTAAAGGTGCAATCAAGGCTGGCGACAACACGATTAAACCTGCCAGGCATCCTGATGTCACCCGCCAACAGCTCTTCCCCCTCGCGGGCAAAGTAGCGGAAGGTATCACGCAAAAAAACAGAGCCCGTGCCTGCTGATGGCCTCTGCTGATAGATCGCCTCCCAGTCACGGTCAGGAGTGTTCGCCTTTGTCTTTTCAATCCACTCCTCATCGTATCGAGTAGGGTCCAGAGCCTCTCCAGGCTTGCGCTCATCAGGCTCTTTGGTGACTGTTCGTGGTAGGGCAATCTGTAGCGGCTCAGCTTCAATGGGCAGGATGATCACATGCCACTTTTCTGCCAGCCTTTCTAGACCTTGTGCTTCTAACTCTTCTACCTTGCTAAGTTTATATCCAATGGCGTCTAATTCGTGCCATCGTGTATGGATATAGAGCTGCCAGGCATCAGGCTCTAAGCGTGTGGACAATACGCCATCAATCCAGTTATGAAGCTGCCTACGGTGCGCTGCAGAATCGGCCTCCTCCCTGCCCTTTGTAGGGTCATCCACGATCAGGCCATTAGCAGGTAGACCCGTGCCCTTGCCCACACCAGCGGCCCACATCCCGCCGATGTCTCCTGCTGTCTTCCAGTATTCTTTCCCGCTTGTGGAAGAGCTTACGATCCCTCCAGAGCCCAGGTAGTAACCCCTGGCAGCCTCTGAAAACTCATTGGCTAGCGTTTGCGTGTGAGCACCTAACCCGATCGTGTGCGATGGGTTATGGCGCACATAACAGCTCGGTAGCAACCTCGAAAACACGGTGCTCTTGTAATGCCTTGGCGGCAGCATCACCAGGCCACGTTTCAGCTTGCCATCTAGTACACGCTGGCCAATTTCAATTAGTCTCTCTGTGTGCCTTGTGAAGGGGAATCCAGGGCAGACGCTGGCGATATGGTCACCAAAGCTCAGTTCATACCTGCCAACCACCGTGGCAGGCTTAGCCATATCCGCCTTCCAGCCAGCCTGCACAGCCCTCCAGGCAGAGCCTGCCTCAGTGCTAGCGGTCAGCATGTCAAGGCGGGTGGGCATGGCTGCTAGACCCTTGCCAGCGTTACAGCTTCGGGCTGGTTCTGATATTTGCCCTTGCGGTCTTCATAGCTGGTCAGGCACGGTTCACCTGGCAAGAACAGGGCTTGCACGATTCCCTCGTTTGCATAGATCCTGCAATCTGCGCCAGAGGAATTGCTAAACTCTAAAGTCAAGTGCCCCTTCCATCCCGCTTCTCCGGGCGTAAGATTTGCGATGACACCTAGCCTGGCGTAGGTACTCTTTCCGATGAATTGGCAGGTTATATCGGCAGGAATCTCTAGCCTTTCAAGGGCCACCCCCAGTCCATAAGAATGAGCCGGAAGGATAAAGAAATCCCCACTGTGATCACTTTGCAGCTCTGCAGGTTCTAGGTTGCGTGGATTGAAATTTTTAGGATCCATCACGGTGCCTGGCACATGACGGAAGAGCAAAAATTCCTTGGGTGACAGCCTGAGGTCATAGCCGTAGGAGGATTGACCGTAGGAGATCACAGACCGTGCTGATGTTTGCATTTCTGCAATACGAATCAGCTTGGGTTCATAGGGTCTGATCATGCCCTGAGCGGCCAGGGCGGCAATCTGTCGATCGTTCAGGAGCATTGGGGTTATTCCCACCAGGGGCAGAAGAGAAGGGAGAAGATCAGTGCGGCTACGGCCATGGCGAACATGCCTAGGTTGTTGCCGGTAAAGGCAAGGAAACAGGCGCCAAATGCAAGTAGAAGTGCAATGAGTTCAGACAACACTTGCCTTCGGCTCCTTAGCGTGCTCACGGTGGAAGGTCTCCAGCATTATCAGTAATTGATCTGATTCTGCAATGCGCTGGTTTATGTCATTCACCAAATCTTGCAACGCCTGATGCTTGTTCTTCAATTTTGCACGTTCTTGATACGCTGTAACCGTGAATTCGTTAAGGTAGACACGATCAATAGCTAAGCGATTCCAGTCAGGTCCTAAGCTCATGGCTTACCAATCCTCCTGAAACACTTCGGCCCAACAAGCTGCGGACATCTTGAATGGGTTGTAGTTTTTCGCATGTGCTAGGTAGTAGTGATTCAATTCTTCCAATGCTTTGTCTTGCTCGGCAATGCTTGCCTTTAGGCTTTCCACTTCGCTTTCCATTCTTTTTAGTTCATCCCACATAAGTGCGCGTTTAGTATAAATATCACTTGTATACTTTTCAAGGGCGGCCTTGTCCGAATACAATGCCATTTGTATTTCCTTTTCCTGCGTGAGTTTTGGATCGGTGGCTGCGTTTGTCATGGCTTACGAATCCTCCTGATACGCCCTGCAACCTTCTGAGCCAGGTGACGTGTGGTGAGCTTGCTCCATATCTGACGTGGATTATCAGCCACAGGCTCGGCACTTTGGCGGATCACCAACGGGCGACCAATGGAGGACAGGGTAGGGATAATTCTGAGCCGTGTCGGGGCTTCAGTGTTGTTTGGCATCTTGATCAGGACAGGGATCACCTTCAGTATAGATGAAGCGCCCCTTAAATTGTGCCACCTGTTGTAGGTCAAGCCAGAAGGGTGCTTCATGGCCCTCAGGGCAGATCAGGGCTTGTGGGATACCTTCATTGCTTACTCTTGTTTCGATGATCTTGGTCACTAAACCCCAGCCGGGAACTTTCTTGGTCAACCCTTTCAGCCCTTGCCAAGTAGTTTTCCCGTCAGGGATCAATCCTATATTCACACTCGAACACAATAATGGGCGGTGGTTCCATGTTGCTGGTGCCGCCAGGAGAAGTGCGGCGTAAGCAATCTTCACAGCCCTCGCGCCAATAGAAACCGTCATCCTCTTCGTAGCCGACGCCTTGGCAGCGGGCGATGTCATCAGGAAGGGTCATTGTTTGTAGAGCAGCCGCAGCAGCGGGCAAGGACAGCACGGGCAAAATCAACTGGCTGAACGGGCTCGTAACCGACAATTTCTTCATCGCCGCCAGGCGTCAACCTTTCAATAATCGGCACCCGAATAGAGTTGAAAAGCTCTTGTGCTTCCTGTTTTGTCAGCCCCTGCGGCTCAGGCTGGGCCAGGGCGGACTTCAGCCGTTGCCTAATGTCCCGCCAAGCATCAAAGGCAGCATTATCCCTGTCATAAGGTTTCAGGCCAGAAAAATTGTAAAGACCTTCTCCATTGTTAAATGCCAGGACTTCGGCGCACAGAGCACGAAAAGTGCCAGTCATTGTTCTTCGCCCTCCTCGAAAAGCACGTTTGATTCGTTCATGATGTCTACCCAGCCAATGTAAACATCAGCTTCATCATAAATAGCCAAGTTACCCACGCCATTCGGGTAGACACGCGAGCCAGGCGGAAGCGCTAGCAACAGCTCCGCAAGTTTCTCGGGTTTGATCCATTTGCCGGTGTCGTCTCTCATTTTGCTGGCCTCACTGACAAGGGGGCGGGGTGTTGTTCTGCCACATGGCTGAAGTAGGGATATTCTGAATCTGGAAAGCAATCACTATTCGGATCTTCAGCATAAATAAGAACCTCACCCGTTGAAACACAAACGGAAACAGGGTTTCTTATTCGTCTACCATTCGCATCAAACACATGCAAAGGCCCCCAGTTTTCTAGTGATTCCTCAGCGGTGACATGGCGATGGGTTGGGAAGCCTGCGGGGATGTCGAATGTCATAGTTCTGCCCTGACTTTGATAAAGTATTTCCATTCGCCTGAATTGAACCTAAAAACTTCATCAATGTCTATATCTGATATCGCAAAACCCGTGTCCTTTGTAAACTGTGCCATAAGGCAACCAATTTCAGATTCCAACTTTGCCTTGGCAGCTTTAGCGTCTTGAATGCTCATTGCCCGCCCACCTCCGCCGATGCTTTCCTCAGGTCTTCCATGCGGATATGGGTTTCCACTAGCCTTAAGAGTTGTTCTAGCGTTTGCTTCATGGCTTTACGGTGGATCGCCGGGGAAAACAGAGAGTCATCCACCTTGGCTGCCAGATCCCTTGCTGCAAACATTTCGTTCAGGATGCAAGTTGCTTGCTCCTGAAGATGCTGCAATAGGTCTTCGCTGGTGTTTTGCTGAAACCATTGTTGTATTTCCTTATCCCTTTGTTGCTGGCCCCATTGTGCAGCCTTGGCGGCAAATAGGGTTGCATAAAGAGATGTTCCAGATTCTGTGGCATATTTTGAAGTGTCGCACCACTCCTTAACCAGCTCATCCGGTGGGTGGGGCATGATCTTAAAAATGCTTTCGGAGTTAGTCATGTCGATACAACCAATCAGGAACAACGTTTGCGATGCGGTCAACGCGAGCCAATAGCCACCGCCCTACAGCGATAGCTACGGGCTTCACCAGGGCTTCCATGATCACCAGGGCAGCGAAGGCGTCTGCGACCATGTGCAGGTCTGAAGGGTTGAGGGTCATGGGGCCTCTAGCTCGTTAGAGGGGCTTAGCCATCGTGTCTACTCATTGAGAGGATGTGATTGTTGTACTGCTCAACCGCAAAACGCAGTTCCTTTATGCGGTCGGAGAAATCATCCGGGTGCGCTGGTGGAATCATGCCATTCAGGCCTTGGCCACCAACTAACCGCATGGCTCGATCAGCCATCAACCCGGCATGGAGCAGGGCCTGATCAGAGGGGGATAAGGGTTTACTCATCGGGAAGCAGCTCCAAGGCTTTACGGATGGTGAAAAAGGGTTTGCCATCAAACATGCCCACCTGCTTTGACATCAAGAGGCTGAGATCGTTCAGCGCCTGCTCCTTCAGGCTCGGTGGCTTAGGGCGTCGTGCGGCGCGGAGATCGTCAAGCACAGTTGGGTGATGTGCTCTGCGCTCCAGATGTCGAATACACGCCTCCAGCTCCTGGTCCGCGCCCCATTGGGCTGATTTGTCAATCAGGAAGTCGGAATTACTGTTGCCTGGAGCCTCGTAAAGCCACTCGTCTCGCAGCTTCCGTGGCGGGCTGATCGGATGCTGGCTAGGCGGATTGCGATCGCTGTTGCCTTCACTGCAGTACGGAACAGCCATCACGCCACCCCTCCCAGCTTCTCAGCCTCAGGCCAGCGGTAGCCGCCTAACAACCGAGTTGCCGCCTGCTCCCGCCAATAACGGCGCCGTGCGGCAAGTTCTAGTGATACTGAATGACCGATCAGTTTCGGATCTGCATTAGCCTTAAATAAGGCTTCAGATTCTGTCTGATGATTCATGGATTCTGCTCCGTAGATGTGTGAACGTGCGATTGCACATTGAGAGACATTAAGGCGAAGCTCATTCTTCATTGCCTATTCCTCATCTGCCCCATTGCCCACAGCGCAACCATGGCACCTAAGATTCCAGAAGGACCAAAAACAGGTACTGGAATTGGCTTAACTTTTGATGGTTCAGGTGGCGGCTCAGGTTGAGCGATTGAATAGTTGTACGTTGGCACGGTAGCCCCTGGTAAGGATGGATACTTTTTGTCTGGTGGGTGATACTGGCTGCACCCTGTCAGCAACAGTAAGCATAGCAGAGTGCGGGTCTGGATAGGGGTCATTTATTACGCCCTCTCATCGCTGCTTTCCTCCATCATTCGAGCGATGCACAAGGGATAGCCCGCAGCATCTAGCCAGTGATCTCGCAACTGCGAATCGCCTGAAAGAATCCGAGCAACTTTGTGCATCATCATGTCAAGAGCCTCGCGCTGTGCAGGTGTCAGCCGATGCCAGTTGCAACCAGCCCTAATGCAGCCCTTTAGGTTCTGGCTGATATGCCCCACGGCTTCAATGCCGCCGTGTTGCTTGTCTCTGTTGGGGATGTTTGGATCATTCATTGTTAAGAGAATTGCAGGGAAATGATCTAGCGGAAAGAGCCTTAAACTTTTTGCCAGCTCCTAAGTTTGAGCTTCCAACCAACCGCCTCGAAAGGCTCGCTCCATTCTGGTTTCTTGTAACTGCGGCAGCGTGCACGCCAAACCGCCTCTTGCTCTCCTATCCATAGCAGCGTTAGCTGTGCATCATGCCAGCCACTAGGCCACTCTTCCCTACCCTGAATTGTGTCCCCAACCTTTAGACACATCTTGCGGCAGTATTCAGCGGGGCTCATGCGCAGACCTCCGTAAAGAGGGAAGACTGCTCCGCATCACCTTCAATTTCACCAGCTAGTTCCAGGTTCCGAACAGCTTGCCGGTAGTAGCTAGGCTTAAGCTCGATGCCGATTCCACGACGGCCAGCCTTCACCGCTCCGTAGACCTCGCTGCCAACACCCATGAAGGGCGTTAGCACGGTCTCTCCTGGGTTGCTCCACATCACAACCGCTCTGTCAATCACATCCAACTGCAGCGGGTGAACGTGCTTTTCATCTTCGCCATCCTTGGCGCTGCGAAACTGCAACACATTATCAATCCTGATGTCATCCCACACACTGGAGGCGTATTGCCGCCAGATCCATTGACTGTACTGATTCTTTTTTTGGTCTCCTTTCATGCCACGAAACCCGTTTAGATCGGCTGGCACAGTGCGCTCACCGCTGTAGTGCATAAGACCAACTTCATGCACAACCGGCACGGGATTTTCACCTTTACGGCGAAACATCAAAAGATAATCAGCGTTAGCGATACTGTTGCGGGTTGAGTCTTCGCACAGTGTCTTGTGATGCAAGCTCTTCATCATGGTGCGATTGCGAACCATTAGCGGCTCCTTCCAGATCACCCGCCGGCCACCATAGGCAAACCCTCTGGCTTCATGCTCACGGATGATCCTGCCAGGTAGATCAAACATGGCATCACAGCCGGAATTGCTTAGCGGAATGTCCATGCAATGCACTGCAGAAATCCTGCCAGGCATTGTCACCCGCTCAATTTCATCCAAACAAAAACCGTAATGAGTAAAGAACTCGTCATAGTCTAGGCAGTTAGACATGTCCCGATCATCACTGCTGTATTGATACAAGCCAGCAAACGGCGGAGAGTAGACAGTGAGATGAACTGACGCATCAGGAAGTTTTTGCATAACCTCGATGCAGTCCCCATTGTAAACCGCAAAGCTATCAGTGATTAACTGCTCTTTTACAGCCATTGTGGAATCCTCGGAGTAGTGGTGTAGAGATTCGTCCGTTTAATAGTTGTTGCATTATTCATCTGTGCCACCAGTTCCTCAAACATGGCAGTAGCCCGTTCAGCTTTGTTGCGCATGTTGGCCAGCACCCTGGCCTCGCCTTCGGTGGCAATAACGTCAAGGTGAACCGTGCTTTGCTGGCCGAATCGCCAGCAGCGGCGAACAGATTGGTAATACTGCTCATAGCTGTGGCTGGCAAAGGTCACAACATGAGCGCAGTGCTGCCAGTTCAGGCCCCAAGCACCAATTTTGGGCTTGATCACCAGCACTCGCTGACGACCATCGGAGAAGGCCTCATACAGCTCTATCTTTCGATCGTCTGGCGTGCGGCCAGCAATCTGAGCGGCATCAGGGATTAACTGCTCTAGCAAGTCGCCCTCGGCGTTGGTGTGGCACCAGATCACGGCAGGACGATCGTGTTCCACCAGCTGAGCGGCAAACTCACAACGCTCCTGCATGGTGCGCTTTCGCTCTTCTCGTTCTTCTGCCAACCCAAAGGCAGGCATTGCAAACAACATCCCCTCAGGAGGAGTTGCCGGGGAGATGATGTGATCACGCTCCACCAGTGGCGGAAGCACAAAGCCATCATTTGCAAAGCCCAGATCGAATGGCATCCGGCAGGCCCTAGCCCAGCTCGCTACCCACCGCCAGAAGTGCTCGCGGGCGTGATGCTTGAGGCGCCACTGCCCAATGGTCTGCGAAACTCTAAACGCCAGCTTTTTGTAATAGTTAGCGTTGGCGTTGATCATCGCCTCTGCCGACTCTTGCAAACGCTCTTCGCGCTTCTGGCCTTTGTCGTCTAGCTGAGCAAAGAAACGGCGCAGCATGTCGCTGTAGCTCAGCTCCCCCAGGGCCTCGGATGAGTTGCCCAGCTCGGTGTAGTCATTTGGCGCTGCCGTTGCAGTGCAAAGCAACCTGTACGGCATTTTGGCCATAAAGCGAGTAATCGCCTTCCTGGTGTGACCGTTGAACGACTTCAGGATGCTCGACTCATCGCAAACCACTGCGCCAAAATCACTCGAATTAAACAGGTGGAGCCTGTCGTAGTTGGTGATCACAACCCGCCCCGGCACGCTGCCATCACTGGAGCGGTGGCATTCGATGCCGAACTTTTCACCCTCCCGCACAGACTGCGCAGCCACAGCAAGCGGCGTCAGGATCAGCACCGGCTTGCCGGTGTGCTGCGCCACGTTCTGAGCCCAGGTGAGCTGCATTGCAGTTTTGCCTAGGCCGCAATCAGCAAAGATCGCAGCGCGACCCTTGCGCACGGCCCACTCAACTAACGCCTGTTGAAAGTCAAACAACTGCGGCGGCATAAAGACCGGCTCAAAGCCATGATCTGCTCCGGTGTGCAGCTTGCGATCCAGGAACGACTCATAAGAGCGCTCAAGTGTTGCTGTCATCCCACTACCTCCAGAACGCGAATCGCGCTGAAAGTACAAAGATCAAAGCTCATAATGATCCTCACAACCAAGAGCGATGCAAAGACCACCAGCAATACCGAAAAGGAGCTGCAAGGTCCATGGGGTTACTAGAAATCCCATGAGGATTAACCCGACACCAATAACAATCAATGGAATATCGCTATCCATCACCTCCGCTCCATCAGCGAAGGGGACCGCTGCTCAGCCGTCAGCGAAGGGTCAGGCTCTTCACGCTCGCCTTCATCCTCGCGGTCTTCCATTCGGCACCAGAAATCGTCGATGCCTGCAAAGTCGAGAGTCACTTGCACACCTCCACGATGGTGAGCTGGCCACAAGCCCTGATCTGTGCATCTCGCGCCATCCACATCCCGACAGGGATGACAATGAGCGCAAAGCCTAGGACGTGCTGCCAGGTGATCTGGCGCACCTCCATCAAAAATCTGTTCATGGGTCGCTGGGTGATGAACTCCGCAATCCTACCCTAACTGGTCCAGACTTGGGCAAGTCTTAACAATTCAATCCTGACCGGCCTCCATCTTCCGGCTTGCCTCCATCTGCTGGTACATCTGTTTTAGCATTTGATTTACGCCTAAAGCATCGCCCCAGCAGGCCCTAGCGGCTTCGGCCTGTTTGCTCATGGTGTCGCACAGCTTGGTGAAGCTCAGCACCATCGCATTTACAGATTGCATCTGCGCACTGGCCGCCACATAGTCCTGGGCCTGCATCGCCCTTTCGTGGCCCTTCAACGTTCGCTCTATGTTGCCCTGCATGATGCCCACAATCCCATCAATAGCCACGGCTCGCAGGCCCATGGCCTTACCGACAACGTGCATAACCTGCCGATATTCCAGCAGCTCACCCGTCAGCCGATCACTGCCCGCTTTCTCCATTGCAGCACCGATCACCTCAGGCTCTAACGCTGAATCCTGCTGGTAAATCTCAGGTGGAGCGGTGGGGACTGCAACCTTTTTGGTCTTTGCTTGCTTAATCGCCTCCTCAGTTGGGCTCAGCTTTCGTTGCGGCTTTTTCCCCTCCTCCGGTAGATCCTCTGGAGGCCTCCCCGCTGCTAACCATTCGTCGTAAGCCTCCGCGCGTTCTAGCCAGTTGAAACGCTTTGCACGGTCGTAAACATTGGGTGCCACAAGCCCACGATCTTTGGCAAAACGGTGCACGCCTCGATCAGGGCCAGACTCCAGAAACTCAACAAAAAGGCTGTAGGCAGCTGCAGTTTCGCGGCCTTTGTGTCCTGAATTTTGCTTCCAGATCCACTGCACGCGAGTTACAAGAAAGCCATATTGTAACTTTAAAGAATTATTGTAACGGCAGCTTGGCGGTCGCCCAACGCAAAAGGGCCCCTAAGGACCCTTAAGCGTTTGAACGGACGGCCAGGTCTGAACCCTGCGATCATCCCAATCCAAACGAGGGGCAAGCTTCATAGCTTCGGCAATCAAGGGTTCAGACCTTGGCCGAAGCTCCACCCGCCCAGACCATCAAAGTTTAGATCGTCCTACCGCTTCCGATCCCGAATCGGGCTAGGCGAAAGCTGCAGTTGGCTAACGATCCATCGAGTGTCCATGGTTGGGCTAGCAACTTCATAGTGCGGAGCGATGGGCAGCCCTGCAGAGATGGCAGAGGCGCAGGCTTCATGCAGGGTGAGACCTTTGCTTTTGAAGTAGCCCGCGAGGTCTGACGGGGCTAATACCTGCGAGACACGGTAGGAGTATTCCTGCGGGCGATTCCGTATGAAAACTTCATCATCAACCTTGAACAGGGTGTTGGAGGGGGTCACTGGGTGGGTGGTCTGAACACGGACCAAGAGTAGCAAGGCCATCCTGATCTGGGCAAAAGGTAGTAGGCTGTGCAAACAGAAGCCCCACCGTTTGGCGGGGCTCTGCTGATCGCCTTCCCGAGCTTCCCGGCAGAAGAAAAGCGATCTTTGTTCCTTACCACCCCATGATTCTACATGAACCAAACGCAAAAAGAAGAAGCCACCGTCCAGATTCCAATGAAGTTGGTCGAGGAGTGTGTGGAATACAAGGAGGCCCTGTTTGTTTACGGTTGGCTCACTGCTCATGAGTGCGATGCGGTTTCACTGGAAATCGTGGCAGCTCATTGCGGCATAAGTTTCATAGAGGCCTTTAGAAGCATTGCTTGGCTTGAGGCAAGGGGCTGGATTGAGTTGTATGAAGATCCAGGGAAAACTTCCCCTTGCCCGGTCGTCACCGCTTCCAGCGAGAGAACCTGAAAAATGACAACTTCATACGCGGGACAGGGCTACACATTTACGGCCCTTCCGACATGGCTCAGGGGCCAGGCGACGCCTTGGGAGGGATGGGTGATGTGGGTTTTGCAAAGCCACTACCCAACGATCAAACCAAGCCTTTCGCTACTGGAGAAGGAAACGGGCATCAGCCGCTCGAAGCTCTGCCAGGTGCTGGCGGACATGGAACGCAAGGGCTGGCTGACGAGGGAACAGGTTTTTTCGTCAAACGGCAGGAAGGCAAACACGATCTATCGGCTGAGCGTGTGGGAGGAAAACCGGGATGGAATCGGTAGTGCGCGTGGCGGACTAGTGCGTGAGACGGACTATCAGGGTAGTGCGCAGGACGGACTAGGGATAGTGCGCCACACGGACTACCCTAGTGCGCCACACGCACTTAAAGAAAAACAAGTTAAGAAGATCAAGAAATCCAAGAAAACAGCCAAAGAACCCCCCTTTGTGTTTCCCCCCGCTGGGGAAAGCGCCGGGCAAGCCGTCGCTACACACATCCACTCGGACCCGTATCCAGACCCGCTCGAAGACCAAGACCCAAACCCACTTCCTGAACATCCTGATCCATGTCCGCACAAAGAAACCCACCAGAGGCCCCTGGAAGCCGCTGTGAGCGTCGAAAACCCTCTTGAGGCATCTTTCCCCGATCAGCCCCAGCAAGGGGCCTTAGAGGCGCTTCCAGAGGCCCCTGACGAAAACACCTCTGCCAAGGGCAAAAAAGCCAGCTTTCAGCCAACAAAGGCTGATATACCCGCCATTTTACTGCCAGTTGCCCCGGAAATACTGGGTTTCTGGAAGGCAAAGGCAGGGAAGAAAACTTCCGAGGCTTGGAATGGCCTGCTGGCAAACCTCCACAAAATCTGGGACGACCCTGCCGGTGGAACGGACGTTCTGCGGCAGCAGCTTGAGGCAGGCATTGAAGCTAAAACTTACGGCAAAGGTTGGCAGTCGATTACTTATGCCAACTGGTCAAAATATGGCAAGGAATGGCATAGGTCAAATAATCAGCCACGGCTAACAGAAAACCAAAAAACAAGCCTGCTTGCTGTTGCCAAGATCCGCGCAATGGAAGCAGCAAAGAATCAAACAACTAACCCAATCCTCGAAGGAGCTTCACTGTGATTAACGACATGATCTTTATCGAGACGATGACCTACCTGCTGGAGCTGCTGCCCATGCAGAAGGCATTAAGCGAAGATGGCAAGGTTATGCTTTGGCAGACCTTTCCTGCTACAGCAAAATTAGACTTAACGCGAGAATCATTGCAATACGCAGCGGGTCAAAGAATGCTAGACCCCGAACCACCTAAGGAGATTCCGCTACATCTTTCCCTGTTACGTTACCTATATCCATTGGAGAACAATAGGGGCGCTGTTGAACGTGGCTTACGGCCTGATTTAGCCGAGCGGATGAAACGGCCTGAGGTGTTTCATGATCCACAACCGGTCAGACATGAGCAAAAGTTAGCGCATGAACTGAGAAGGATTGCCCCTAGCGGTTATTGGACGCCCAGCATGATGAGCGATGAACAGAAACAAAATCACCTAGAAGCTATTAAGCGGCAGGTAGAGGAACTAGACCTAGATCCCACAAGTGATCCGCTGACTATTCAGCAGTTGATTGAAGGCAAAAAGTGGTTCAAGGATGCCCTGAAGGGCTATTGGACCTTAAAGGCTGATGCGGGCGGCATTGCAAAGGGCTGGGTTGCCAGGAACCGCAGGGAGTCCATGAGGCTGATCCATGAAGCCATGGGGCTAGAGGTTCCCACGGAGGAGCAACAGGAGCAGACCACGGCAAGGGCTGCCTTTAGAGACGGCAGGGATCAGCGTGCATGGATGATTGCGGAGCTTGCACGGCAACGGGAGAACGATCAGGGAGGTTATGGCGGGCCTTTGGTGGTTGAGCTGCCGCCACCGATAGAAGAGCCCGCAGCGGCAGAGATGACCGTCACGGTGGAGGTGACCACCCCTTCTGAACCACCGTTGCTGTCGGCAGGTATTGGCGAGGTGGAGGCATGGTGAACCTCAAAAGCGATTGCACCCCAGAGCCTGCGGAGGGCATCTTCTGGCACCCTGGCCCACCTGATGGAAAAATCCTGATGCCTGCTGCCGTGGTGGTTGCTGGTGGGTTCCCGAGCGATCCTGCAGCGCCACCACGATGCAAAGCGCTACGGATGGCCATGATCGGTAGGGCACGGGACAAGGGTTACAAGCCGAAGCCTGGTAACCCTGCTGTCGAGGCCCTGCTTTCGGATGGATTTTGGGATCGAATCACAATCGAAGCCACGGTGCTACATCTTGCGCTGACGCGGAATGATGCTGCCGTTACGGTTGACGTGGTTGCACGGTTTAGAGATGGCAAGTTGGCATTCCTTGCCGTCTGGCCAGAGGATAAGGATGGGTTGATTCATCCCAGTGCGCCATGGGCTGAGCTGGGGGCTGGTGTTGCTGCCGCCGCTGATCGTGGTGTGATGGTTGATAAGGTCGGCCTGATCTGGGCAGGGGAGAAGGTCAAACTTGAGGCGGCAGATCCCAATAAGGCACTAGGTTTATGGTGTGACGCGGTGGATTTGCATCGGTTTTATGAGAGGCGGAAGCTGGCGGTGGCGGCTTAAACCACAAAAAGCCCAGCAATGCTGAGCCTTTGCAGGGTTTCATGGGGACCGCTTGCCCCCAGATGCTTTAAGCCTAGCTCAGCAGCCTTTCAGCTTGCGGATTAATTCTTCCATCTCTAGCTGCTTTTCTTTTATTTTTAAGATTTCTTCCTCTATCTTTGAACATTCTTTTGTGATGTTTAAGGACTCTTCTTCCATGCTTTTCAGATTGTTTATGATCTCTGATCTTTGTTTTGCTATTTTTGAGAAGCCGTTTAATGATGCTAAGAGTTCAAGGAGTTTCATAAGGGTTGGGTGATTGGCGGCTTAACTTAAAGGGGATTAAGTTGAGGCGTCTTGCAAGTGGTTTTTAATTGCTTCGCGCACGAAGACGCTAACGGGAATATCTATCTTTTTGCAGTGCTCATAAAGTTTAGAATGTAGATCAGCTTGCATTGTGACTGAAATCACTTGGCGACCGTTGGGACGCTTTGTCATTGTGGAACCTCTCGCAGCAGCTTCATGCCGGGCATGCTTCCCGAAGGTCTGCCTAGCAGATTGTTTTTCATCCAAACTTTACAGCCATCGCGTCGAGCGGTTGCTACTAAGTCGGCTACCCACTCAAACGGTGGAGAAAATGATGGATTTTGACCGATATTCTCTGACTGCGCCCCTATAACAATCCAATCAATACCTTCTAAGCTGGAAAACTTGATCGGCTCTAGCAGTGGCTCTAGGGAGAGCCACTTAACTTTGACGCCTGACACTTTGCGCATAGCGGCCAAGGTCGGCTCGGCACGATGCTGTTCATCCACCGACGCACCAATCCAGCCACTAGCAGGAAGTTGCAGACGGTCGTAACGCTGCGGAAATTTTGTGAGATACAGGTACTCCCACTGTGGGTTGGCCACCGTAGAAGCTACCACTTGATCTATCCATTCCTGAGGCACCCAGGCGCCAAACAGATCCGCCATTGAGCAGACGAAAACACGGCCAAACGCTGGATCTTCTAGGGCACGCTGTGGAACTGGCGTGTTCCGTGGTGCTTCTAGCCGCTCATGGTGAAACAACGGAGTGAAACCTGCTGGATAGTACGGCTTCATTTCAGGCTTAAGGGCCAACGATCTGGCGTAGCAATATGTACATGTGTGCTTGCAGCCTGTTACGGGATTCCATGAGTGCATGGCCCAGCCAATTTCGTCGTCCGTCTGTTGGTTGAATGTTGCTTTGCTTTTTGGTTTTGGGTATTCATAGGAATTACCTTTGTCATCAATAAGTGTGATGATTTCCCTGTCGCTAACCTTGGGTCGCTCTGGTTGGGGTTGGCTGGCGGCTTGCTCTCGCTGACGCTGCTGCGCTTCGCGGTGCGCCTTGTCCAGCGCCATGGTGCCGGCCTGCACCTGGGGCAGCAGGTCGGGTGCGACCTTGGCCACGCGTGCGGCCTGTTCAACGGCGCGGGGGCTTGCTCCTACGGCTTTGGCGGCTTGGGCTGCTGTTTCCCGTTCCTTGCGACGATACTCTTGCCGTTGCTGATCCGCCTGCCAAAGCGCTGAATTGTCCATCACTGGGCGGCTAACCTCCCGCAGATCTGCGGGAGGTTTCTCAGAGGGCCTCCCAGGAGCCGAAGACCTGCCAGCTTCAGCCAGTCGTTCCTTGGCCGCAGGCTGCAGCAACTCCCGCACCTTCAGCGCCACAACAGCACGCTGACCCGCGTTCAGATGCCGCCGATGCAGGTTTGCGCTCAGGCTGAACTGCACAGGGTCGTCCCCGTCGTAACGCTCTAGCACCACTTCTTGGTTAGTGCGGTAACAGGCAACCAGTCGATTCCGACCATCCAGCAGCGTGCCATCACGCCATACGATTATTGGCTGCTGCAATCCTCGTTCTTTGATGTCGGCGCACAGCTCGCGCAGCTCTTCACCTTCAACCATCGGAAACAGATCCGCTGCAGGATGAAGGCCGGTGATTTCGTCATAGTGCCTGAGAATTTCGTTCCAATCCATCACAGTTGCACTCCACGGCTAAATTCATCACGAGTCAGAAACAGGAATCGCTGCAGCTCATAAAACGCGGCAGGATCTTCCTTGCGCCAAACCACCTGGGGGGGTGCTGTGATCTTTTTTTCTAGTTTCTGAGCAGCCTGCAGGCATTCGGTCGTTATATCTTTGCGCCACTTGGCAGGGGCCGTAATCAGATATGCCCACTGATCGGCGCCACCAACAGAAAACAAGCAGGCATCGTGCCAGTTCTGCAACAGCGACTCACACAAGATCTCAACACGCATAAACCACTCGCGGCGCTTCTCCTCTTCAATACGCTTTAAGCCGCCAACATTGCAGCCAAGCGTAGACAGTGAAGTGGTGAACTTTGGAAAGTTGCGGACAAATTCAGGAGTTAGGCTCCAGTCTTCAATATGGTTTGGGTCGTTGTAAATAAAAGATGCAGCGTTGCGGGTTATCAGTGGAGGCTGCAGTTCTTGAGAGTTTGCATGTAAATAACGCACTTCACCCCACCCCTTTTGATGCACGCCACGAGAAAGCTCTGACCATCCATTCAAGGCAAGCCACCGATTGGTATTCTTGATTAGCTCAGCATGGGTGATGGCTTGTTTTTCGCAACCAATCAACTGAACTGGAATCATCCATCGACTTACTAGCCAGTCGGCATGACGGAGGAAGATACCCGGAGAGCATCCATCGACAAAAGCAGCCTCAGGCAGGAGTTCACCCTGTTCTGCCGAAATGTATGGGACTCCATCGCCAGCCGTGAGGTCATAGAGCAGGACCTCTTTGACTGGAGGCGTTCCACGGCTCAGGACCCCCATTTCCCGGCCAAGCAGTCGATTGAGTAAAAAGTGCTTGCACGGCGTGATGCCCGACTTTCCAGGTGCTTCGCCCTTGCTGCGTTTAGGCGCAGATCCAAATCCAACAACTGATGCAACGCCCATTGCCGGCTTACTCAGAACACGCTTAGATCATATATGATCCGTGTCCGGACCCGTACTGTTGCAATGCGTGCAATCCTCCATCACCTTCACCGTCCAAGGCATGGCGCCAGCGCCGCAGGGGAGCAAACGGGCCTTGGGTAACGGGCGCATGATCGAATCCTGCAAAAACGTGAAGCCCTGGCGGATGCTGGTGGCCGAGGCTGCCCTGGCCACCGGAGCCCCACTGATCAAAACCCCTGTCAGGCTATCAATAGTATTTCTGTTCTTGCGACCAAAAGGCCACTACGGGAAAAAAGGCCTTAAGCCATCGGCGCCCGCCCATCACCACACCAGGCCAGACGTAGACAAGCTCCAAAGGTCTACGTTTGATGCCTTAACGGGAACACTAATCCATGATGATTCGCTGATTGTCGGCTGTGCTGCAGAGAAGCGATATTGCGTTGGAGACGAGAGGCCCGGTGCCATTATTACGCTGATTCCATTGCATTAAAAAGGGGCCCGCAGGCCCCTCATGACAGCCGCCTGGAGGCTAGTTCAGAACGATTGGATCGGTAAAGATGGCTGTGTTCGTATCCTGATCTTCAGAGTCGTCTGACTCCTCTTGAAACTCAGCAAACATCAGGTTTTCTTGTGCAACCCGTAGCCGTGTGATAGTTTCGATGGAGGTAACGTCAGGCTCGTTATCAATGAGCATTTCCACGAGAGAATCAATGATCAGGCTGGCCAAATCCTGAAATTCCGTTGCATCAAAATCCTGCTCTGCCAGGGCCAGCATGGCATCAGCAGACCGCTGGGAGACAACAGGCTCATCGTCTAGCAGCTCATCCTCCTCCACTGCGTTTGGATCTTCGAGGGGAGGAAAGCCGTTCACGCTGAGCGACATGGCGATGCTGGATGGGTGCGGCCCAGTTTATCGCTGTCCTGATCGGGGCTGCTGCCAGTTGTAGCCCTCAAGACAGGGGGCAGCGTTTGCGCGTTTCGCATCATGGCCCTGCCGAATCCGGTAGTTACCACCTGCCAGGGTGGGCAACCATGGGGAGCCCATAGCGATAGCATCTTGCAATTTTCAATCGACTTCACCCCATTAGTGCAGCGGCTGGCACCGTTACTGCAGGAACTTGAACGGATTGAACAGTTGGCCGCCGAGCCTGACGGTAACCCAAATTCTGAAGAATCAGAACACGGCATAGACGAGGGATCCTAGTTTGCACTAAGGTGCACCTTGCGTCCAACAAATTTAGATGACGATTTCTGTTTCTCCGGCTCCCACCATGCTGACCGGCGCCGATCTGCTGGCCAGGGTGAAAGAGCTGGGCGATGCCTCCAAATCTGA